GTAATGGTCAGATATGGTCGTAGTATGGTTCCTGTGCCGGTGCTGTCATTGCCGTCTTTGCTGACATGCATTTCAAGATCAAAACTGGTGCTGATACCAGTCAACTGACTGCCGTCACCTATAAAGTAATTGCCGGACACATTGCCCGTGGCACTTAAAAAACTAGTAACATTCAAACTACCAGCAAAAGTTCCTGATGTATTTGCTAGTGCATTATTTGCTTTGTTATATGCACTATTAGCAGTAAACGACGCCATTTCGGCAAAGGTATTGACTGCTGTTATATTTGTATTCTGTGTATTATTAATATTGCCTTCAGCATTAGCCTTACCGTATGCAGCAAGAGCTAAAGTATTTGTATTAGTAATACTAGTATTCTGATTATTATTAATAGTTTGTAGATATACAGTATTTGCTCCTGCTGTGTTTGCTGCTGCAAAAGCTTGTTGTGAGAAACTTGCTGATTCTGCTGCTGTATTTTGAGATGTTCCATCAGCGAAAATGATAGGTTTCTTTGTCAATCTAAAACCAGTATCATCAATCATTCTTGCAACAACATTAGCTTGTTCAAAGCCACCAATAACAAACTCAATCTGCTTACCTGAAGTGATTGAACCTATCATCAAGTTACCACCAGGATCACCTGTTGCATCACCAGCAACAACTAAGTAGCCATCTAACGCACTAGTAGCATAATTTGAATTATTGATACCCAAATCTATATAATGAGTAGTGTCTGTACCAACATCAGCAGTTACAACATAATCTGCTGAACCATTTGCTACACTATTCAATAGATTAACTTGCAGATATGTTTCAGAATCTCCAGCAAACTGAGCAACAACATTTGGTAAAGTAACAGGATTATCTCCAACATTCAAAACATTGTTTGCGTAAAGTCTATCTGCTAGTTGAGTTGCAGTAAATTTACCTGTAATACCTGTGGGAATGTCTACCCCAAGAAATAAACTGTTTGAAGTATTTGCATTTAATCCACCAGGAATATTTGGTAGCTGCGAAATCTTTACGGTACTCATTCTTTTATCCTATTAAAATTATTTCGTCGTTTTCTGTTGTTATTACTTGACCCGATTCTGTAATAAGTTCTGGGAAGTATTGCAATCCTAATGGTCCATAGATAACTATCTGATTTTGTTTAGTGATATCTCCACCAGCAGAGAAAGTTCTCAGAACACTCAAATTTGCGCCACGAGGAGCAGTTACAGCAGAAGAAAGAATTATATTTCCTGCCGTATAATCAATACTAGATACAGTTCTTATTGCACCATTTACTCTGACTTGATCTCCCGCATAAACAATATCTTTTAGTGGATATGCAGTGTTGCTATAAACACCGTTATTGATAATGTCATAGGTGCCAGTTAGTGATAATATATTTATTGTGGTGCATGAAGAAACCGCAGAAATATTTGCAACATTGGGGAATGTCAACCATGTATTTGCAGCTATTGTGATGCTGTTTGTTGCTGGATTTATAGATGTAATCTCAGAGTGAACATTTGGTCCGTTCGTCGGTCCTAAAGAAATGGTACTATTGGCAAAAATAAAGTTTGCAATATTAACACCAGTGCCTAAGTTATAGAAAGTGATCGTATTACTACTTAGGTTAGTGAAGTCTGTTCTAATGACTGCATTTGCTGATGCGGTTTGAGTATAGAAATATAAAGTTTCTCCTTTAAATGTCGCATCAGTAATATGTATATTTAAATTATTATTAGATTTTAGTGCATATCTTCCTATAACTTTTGTTCCTGCAGGATGTAGTAGTCCTAATAATGTTTCTCTATATTTTGCAATCTCTTTATCTACAGTAATTTGATATGTGAAGTTATTATAATTCTCACTCTGTAGAACACTGAATGCACTAGGTTGTCCTCTGCTATCTAGGTATTGACCTTGACTGAAACTTAATCCATTTAAGAACGATGCTGTAGCTTTTGCTGTTCCATCTCCATATGTACGAACACCAGAAGTAAACTCTGGACTTCCTATAAAGAAATAATTTTCTGGATAACTTGTTGTGTCAATATCTAAAATTAAATCTTGGTTTGAAACTTTTAATTGTAGTGATGTATTTGGAGCAGCACTATAATTATAAACTCTTAATCTGTATTTTGACTGAGTTGTTATTAGGTTAGGCACAAGTAGAGAGAAAGAATCTATAGTAGCGGAATATGATGCCGCTGCTGTGTTTGCTCCTTGGTATGCTGTGTTTCCTCTCTGTGATATCAAATTAATATCTACATTTGAAACAATAATATCTTGAACTTTCAGTGATACTTGTGGAGCAGCTATGTAATCTTCTCCCAAGTTCGTAGCAGTGATATTGGTGATAGAACCAATTCTATCTGTAGCTGGTGTGAATGTCGCTCCTTGCCCCAAAATACCATCAATGTATATTGAACCGTTTGAACCACCAGATGTTGATATCGTCAAAATAGGCAAAGCATCTAAACGATAACCTAATCCACCAAGAGGATATAATCCGTCATCTGGAACATATCGAATAGAAGTTATAGCACCGTTTGCTGCAACATTAGTTACATTTGCATGAGCGCCGTATCCTGAACCTCCAGTAAATATAATTCGATCATTTATGGCATAACCTGTACCAGGATTTCCTATTTGTATTGGTGCTAATATACCAAGTGAACCTAAATCTCCATCCGCTGAAGGATTGTCTGTAGGATAAGTTGAAATGGCTGTAACTCCGATAGCAGCAGCCGAACTTATTCCTCCACCGCCATTGACAACATTAACGGAGCTAATCGGGAATGCAAAAAATGAAGTAGTATTAGGAAAAGCATTTAGTAGTGAAGTATTAGCGTTTGCTGTTGAACTTGTGCTAATAAAAGTATATGTTGCATTTCCAATAGGAACATTAACAGCATACGATAAACTATAACCAATAACTCCTGCAACATTTGCTACAAGACCTTGAGTACCATTGAAATTTCCTACTTCAGCTATGGCTCCAGGTGCATTAGTTAGAACAATATTTGTATTTGAATTTGCATTATAACCATAACCACCAGTTATTGTATTGATTCGCTGAATTGAACCTTTTGTTGTTTCACTTACAACAGCAGCAGCGCCTATTCCTGTATTAGAATTCAATCCACCAATAAAGACTACAGGATCACCTTCTTTGTATAGTTGGCCTCTATTTTGAGGATCGATTCTTACCTGATTGATTTGTCCAATTATTTTTGCTCTGAGAATATTTCCATCAAAAAGAACTGGCTGATTATTTGAATCTACAACTCTAACAAATTCTCCAGTTTCAAAAACTCTAGTGATGTTTGAAATATAAACTTCTGTTTTAGTGTTTGCTAATACTGCATTTTCAATAGTAGCGATTGTCTTTGAGTTTTCACCAAATAGTCTTAGATTTGTGGTATCTAAAAAATTTATATCAGTAGAAGCTAAACGAACACTTCTGGCAACATACCAAATACCATCAGAAGCTCTTAACACATAATCTTTTGTGTTAAAATAATCAAAGTCGGAGTCGTATAGAAGTCTGAAAAGGAATTTATATGATGCTGGTGTTCCTTTTGATTTATATAACTGTTTTGCTACTTTTATCGCTTTTCTTTTATCAGCTAAAATATCTTCTGGAAAATTAGAAAGAAAATCGTTGACAAAATAATTTAAAAATTCATCCGTAGTTCTATCAATATCTTTGTAATTTAGAAGATTTTTTGAGTAGTCTAATACTCCTTGATTTTGTTCCATCCATTCATAATATGCCTGAATGAACTCAACAAATTTGGAATAGTCAGGATTATCCCTGATGAATTCAGGAAGCTGAGATGGTATTAATAACGAAGTCTTTTTATCTGTAGACATTATTGCAGTTTAGCTGTTAAGTTTACAATAATAGCATTAGGATCAAATTGATCTACTGTAATTATTCTATTAAATGATGACGATATAATTGATGTTGATGGATTCGCAGTAATAGTTAATTCTGCCAATTCGTTGCTTATCCCTAAAGGATTGAAAGAATTTAGTTGAACAAGACCTGTTTCGTAATCAACCGTTCCGACAGCAGGATTAAGAATATTTTTCACGCCCGAAGCCGTATAATAATATGTTCTGAGTGTACCTAGTCTCCCTTCAATGTTTGCAACTGCCACACCTAAAGTTCCTGTAGTATCACCTTCTGCTGCTGTAATTGTAACAACAGCACTCGTATATCCAGAACCGTTACTTGTCACTCTAATTTCTCTGATAGTACCATTTAAATTGATCAAAGCCAATGCAGTAGCTCCAGAACCATCTCCTGTTATTGTTACCGTTGGTGCTTTTTGATATTTAATACCCGGATTAATGATTGAAATAGAGTCAACACCACCAGTAGATGAAGGTATTTCTTCAATAAAAACATTTGTTATTGTACTAGTCAAGTTATTCGGATCTCTAAATGTCATTGCTGGAGTACTTGTAATCCCGCTCTGAAACATTCCTTTTGCTAATGTTGTTCCAAAGTTCAAATTATAACTGGTTGGAACTGCCAATGAAGGGAAAAACTTTTTCTGAGTTTGTACGATCAGTTCGTTAGTTATGATTGAAGAATCAATACTCATTATGGAATTCGTAATATCAGTTTCCAAAAATGTTGAATTAAATGTATTTAATGTACTTGTCGCTCTACTTAAAATAGACTGTTTTATTGTATTTTGTAATTGTGGAGCAGTTAATGTTGTTTTTCTTGGATCATAAAGCACATTAGCTGTTAGCTTTAGATAGGTGTAGTCTGGATCAAGTAAAGTTGGCTCAACAGTTAGAACAGAAATTGGTTTAATAACATCTTGTATAATTTTCTGTTTTTGTGTATCCGTAAAGAAGTATGCACCTGCAGGTTTAAGTGAAACAAAAACTTGACCATATACAGGAGGATCATTTTCTTGTCCTCCCCATACATTTACTGCATCAAAGGCATATCCTAAATTATTTTGTTGAATTAATGTGATATAATCATTTTTTGACACTGCACGATTTTGTGCAGTATATGATTTTGAAGCTTGAAATCTTATCGAATCAATACTTTCTTTTTCTCCACCATTCGTTGCTGGTACAACTGGAAATATAGAAGTATTAGAAAATCCTGAAATGGAATCAAGTAAAATAAAACTATTGGCACCTGCTGCTTTTGTTCCGTTTGTTGATAGATAACTTAAGCGAACGATATTTCCATTAATAAGTTTTTTACCTATAATATCGTCACCAAAATATATCTCGTAGTTTCCATCAAGACCTTCTTGTAAGAAATATACGGTGCTTGTCCCATCTAATAATAACACATCACTCGCTTGTGTATATACTGTGCTAAATGAATTCGTTCCTGAGTCTTGTACTGCAACTTCTAGTGTAGTGGTATCTATGGTTTCATCTGGAATTTGAAATATCAAATCTGGATTTGATGTAGTATCAACAGTAAATGAATAATCTACAGGAGTACCTTGTTTTATTGCTACATCAGTAAAATTTGCTTGCCCAGAAACAACTGAAACTGTTTGCTCATCATCATTTACAAAAATATAGTTAACACCATCAATTGCTTCCGAAATGAACTTTGTAAACTTTGGAAGAGTTAATAAACTTGTAGTGACACTATATGCAGTTAAATTGATAGTTGCTGTTGGTGCTATAGTAGATTTTGGAGTGTAGTTTAATACTTTTGCCTGTGACACCACAGAACTTCTCTGTAGTGCGGTATCTAAGAACATCTCATTTCCTACCATGTTGAGATAATATGCATTATATTGTGTATTATATGCAAGAATATCTAATAAGGTAGAAAGACCTGAACCCGAAAAGTTATAGTCCTTAAATGTATCTTGACTCTTTAAGAATGTTATTAGACTTGATTTAATATCTGCAAAATCTAAATCTGCAAACTGTATACTTGAGTTGGCTGTTGCCATTATCTTGACCTCTCAAGAAGTAGATTAATAGATGATGGTAATGTGTTATTTCCGACAAAGAACTGTAGCTCAACAAAAAAAGCATTCTGATCTTCTATCGATAACACATTAACATTAATTAAATTGACTCTCGGCTCATAATTTATAATAGTGTTTCTTATTTCTGTTTCTAGTGCCGAAGCTGTTATCGCTGTCGTAGGCTCGAACAAATATCCATTAACATTTGAGCCTAAGTCTGGCTGAAATGGTCTTTCATAGAAATTTGTTAGAAGTAGATTTCGGACCGAACGAACTACTGCGGTGTCATCGTAACTCAGTGAAACATCTTTGGTTACAGGATTCATGGCAAATGTTAAATCTAAATCTGAATATATTTTTTGTAGTGTAGTAGCCATCTTCTATTTATTATGGTTATTGTGCTGGTCCAGTGTTGCTTCCACCAGATTGAACACCCGAATGAGTATGATCCTGTAGACTTATTGAACCTGCCGTAACATCTCCTGTTGCAGTAATTTGTCCATCAACATTCAAATTACCGGTTAAATCAAAAGAACTCGCTGTTGCTACCACTTGTGCAGCCTTTAAGTTAACATTTCCCGAAACTGTTATATTGCATGTTCCTTTAATGTCAACATAATCATCACCTGCTATAATTTCATAGTTCTTGCCCAATACCTTTGTGACTTTACTTCCATCTGGACGCATCTCAACATAGGTACCAGTTCTGTGAGCAATATTGATTCTTTCAGCATTTGGTGTATCATCAAACTCCATTACATGACCAGATTCGGTTTCTTTAACATCATTATATGGAGGAACTGCTGCATAGGCTGATCTAGGTTCACTCCATTGTGTTCCTGCTGCTGTCTGTACTCCTGTGGTCAGAGAGTTGTTTCTTCTTCCTATGATTGTATCATCTATCTTTTCGTTTCTATACAGTCTACTTGTTGTTGGTTCACCAGGATATCTTGGGTTTCTCTTTAAGCTTCCATCAATCGGCTTCGGTGCATTTTGAAGCTGCTCGTTTGTTCTTGGATCATTAAATCCTTTCTGTGGATTGTTTTCATATGCAACAGGAATAGCTGGCATAACTCCAAAATATACGGGCACTTGACCCATAGGACCATCAAAGAAAAATCCAAATACCCAATCACCTTCAAGTGGTGTCTTTGATTCGTTTGAAGTGTTTGTTGGTAATATTGGTTGCGCCCAAGGTAAATCTGCTGTAGGTATTAAATTCTTATCTGCTGTATGCCAACCAAAAACTCTGATTTGACAACGACACATATTCAATGGATCGTTTCTGTTTTCTACGACACCTACCCACCAGGTAAACCCATTCATTCCTGCAAAAACAGTTGTTTGATCCATTATTTCTTCACTCCTGCTACTGTATTCTTAAATATAGGTCTTTCATTATCAACTTCTAGATATGCTTGAGGTAAACTATCCTTTACAATTTCTAAAATTGTGTTGTAGCCACCAGTTTGAATAATGTGTCTTACCGCAGTCACAAGATATTTTCCGGAGTAATATGGATCTAACTGTTTTGGATCATTACTGGAAGCAGGATCTTGTGATAATAAGTTAAAATTTACCGTTGTACCTACGGTCACATTAGGATCACCTGCAATGTATAGTTTTGCTCTAGTGTAGTTTGCAAGACTTATTTGAGACTTTCTGTTTGAAAAAAATGTCTCAACAAATATATCTTTTGTAACTGAACCTGGTTTTGATTTAATATAATCTACTTTTTCCCATCCACTATTTGTTCCAGCCAACTTCAAGCAACCTTGAGGAGTTTCATATAGAGCATTACCAAATCTATTCTTTAAGTTATTCACTACTGGAAATTTATTTAAAGATTTTGATTTATTATGATAATCCATATAATTGAAATCTGTTATTTTATAATTACGAAGGAGAGTATCTACTGTAATCAATCTGTTTGCAAAAGTACCAGAAGAAATTCCTTGAATTACATTAAACGATTTTAGTATTTCGTATCCAAGAACATTGAATACTTCTTTGTCGATGTTTTTATCATAATTTTCCATACTAATATTTTTTGGTCGATATTCGTATGTGTAGTATGGAGCTTTTTCAAATAAAGATTGTAGTGATGCAAAGTTATATCCTTTTGCATTTTCAAAGAAAAGCATATCTGCACCAATTTTTGTTGCTGACTGAGCATACAAGGAAACCATATTGACAGCTTCAAACGGTTTCAAATTTGGAATTATGATACTATAGACGCCTTTTGTTTGTTCTATATTTTTAGGGTCATACTTGTTGCTTGGTACTCTCAAATAAGTTAAAAGAACATCATTAATGATTTGAGATACACCTTTACCATTATATGATTTGCTTATCTTATATTGTTCGGACAAAATTAACTCATCAGAGCAAAAGTGTATTACATAGTTCTCTGTGTCAAATCCAGTGGTCTTTTGTCTGTTGCTTATGCTGTATATTCTGAATAGCTTGTCGATCATTACATTAGGGTTGCCGTCTTTACCAAAAGCCATACGAATGTATTCGTTTCCATGTAGACCCATCTTTTCAATCAGACCTTGAGCATCACTTATTAAAATCTGACCAGACACTGAGTTACTATAGATATCTTCAAAGTAAGATAATTCTACCAACATTGGCTTTAAATCTAATGTAATAAATTGTCCAGACAGAATATTCAAAGCTATTAGATTATAGTCTTTTGAATATCTAATTCCGTCTGTTGTGCTGTTTGTGGAGTAATCTCTATTTACTCCAACGGTAGTATTATCTACTAATGTTGTTGTCATATTATGTGCTTAATAATGATTTTAATTTTTCTTCCATTGAACCAGCATAAGAACTATTAATGATATTTACTTGTCTTTTTTCTTCATTTGTTTCTAGCTCATAGTCGTAAATATTTTGGGTCTCTTTTGTTTCAGTCACAGTAACATAACTCAAAGCATTAAAATATTTTGTTGTTACTATATTAAAAGGAAGATTAGCATAGGTTTGTGCATCTACTTTATATTTCATTGTAGTTTCTGTTTGTGAACCAGAATCATAAGATATAACAACTTTTTTATAATATTTTGTAGTTGATTTTGTATATGCAATAACTGTTTGATTGTTGGAGTTTGCAGCAGCATAATATTTACTTTGAAGATACGCATCAAAGTTTAAATTTGACAATGCAAGATCCCATTGAGGATCCATAATGTTGTTTCCATATAAGAATATCCAATATCTGTATGGATTATCATAATACTTAGACGCTATAATCTCTGGCGTATCACCATCTTGCATTGCATATTGATAATAGAGAGAAGGATTTTTTAATAAATTTGGAATTAAATTCACTCTAGCTAGAAGATTAGTTGATAGAGTAACATTCCCTCTACCATCTGAAGTAATAAGTTTAGGAAAATTACTGAAGTATCTCATTATCTTACTCTCTTTTTAGGATCAGAATCGACCATTCTAGTTCTATCGAGAATATCCATTTCTTTAAATGATAGTGTTAATCTTGTTTGCACTGGTGCACCACCGGAGTATGCTGCCCAACCATTTGGTGCGTAATCTACTGAAATATCCTCTAACACACAATCACCAACTTTATACAATCTATCATTTTCGACACCAGCAGAAGCAGCACCAAATCTATTAACTAATGCATTCCCCAATGGCACTCCAGGAATAATGCTATTTCCTGCTTTCTGTAACATGTTAGTTAAACTAGAAAATTGTCCAGTTTTAGCCATCAAAAATTCCATATTGAATATTGACGGAGGAGTGAAGTACATACCACCAGTTTGTGTTTGGACTGTTGGTGCTGCTGCATAAATGAAGGAGTTTACAATTGCAGAAACTTGATCCGATTCTTCTTGTGTGCTAGGAGTAAAAAGAAATTCCATACTGAATGTTCTGAATCCTATACCTTTGTATACTAATTGTAGTTGAGGATTAATTGCTAATCCCATAGCTCTTAATCCCAACTCGGTTGTTTGCATTCCAGTAGTTGCATCTATCGCCCTTAATGCTGCCTCAGGACCATAAGTATTGACTCCTTTAATTAGAGAATTTTTAAGATTATCTCCTCCAACACCACCTTTTTGTATATCTTCCACTAATGACCCAACAGCACCAGCAACTCTATTCATTCCATTAGTTGCATCCATGATTGATAATTCACTATACTCAGCATGATAATTCATCGATAAACTGTCTGGCATGTACAATGATATTACTGTTGCGGTTTTCTTGGTGTCAGGTTTAAGATATGCTTGTAGATTTTTTGCAACATCGGCACTTTTTGCAGTCACAGCTTGAGCCTTAGCGCCAATTTCTTCTTTTTTCGTTTGACTTATTGAATCATAAGTAGCTACAACATCAAATTGTTTGGGAATGACATTAGAGATTGTAAACTGTACAATATGCATTCTAGAAGGATCATTACCTAGACTAGCAGGATATTTGTAATTAAAAGGAACATTTTTATTACCAAAAAGTTTGTCTAGAGGTCCTTTGAGGACTCCAGTTAACCCACCTGTGGATATTCCGCCAATTTGATTTAAGAGAGCCATGGGTGTTAAATAGATAAGAGATTAATGAAAGTATTTATATGGCATACTCTGGACGATTTAACCCAACGAACCCACAAAAATACATAGGAGACTACAGGAATATCATCTACAGATCATCATGGGAGTGTAGGGTGATGAACTGGCTCGATAAGAATCCTGACATTATGCAGTGGGGTTCTGAAGAACTTACTATACCATACAAATCTCCTGTGGATGGTAGATTTCATCGTTATTTTCCTGACTTTATCGTTAAAGTCAAGACGAGAGAAGGTAAAACAAAAACGATGATTATTGAAGTGAAACCTGACCGTGAGACAAAAGAACCTAAACCAAGAAAACGATTAACTAAACAATATCTACAAGAAGTTGCAACCTATGGAGTAAATCAAGCCAAATGGAAAGCAGCAGAAGAATATTGCTTAGATAGGGGTTGGGAGTTCAAAGTAATCACAGAAAAACATCTTGGCATCTAACATAAATATTCAATGGAATCTAAACTCACTCAATTAGCACAACAACGATCAATGCTTGACTATGAAATAATGTCAAAGCAAAGTATTCGTTGGTTTCAGGAACAGGTAAGAAATCTTCGCAATCCTGCTCAAATGTCAAGAGCAATCATTCGTGAACAGGAAAGAAAGCAATCGAGAGTCATATTAGGAAATTTATACTTCTTTGCTTATGATCCAAAGTACGCTGAGGTTTTGCCATACTATGATATATTTCCATTGGTATTGGTATTGAAAAGAATGCCAGATGGATTTTTAGGAATCAACTTTCATTATTTGCCACCTACTGTTCGTGGTATGTTAATGGATGCATTGATGCCACTTGCCATTACCGACGATGACGGAGAGGGCATAGAAAGGGTCAGAATTACGAACAAAACCTACGATATGCTGGCCTCATCCAGACGCTTCAGAGCCTTTCTACCCTGTCTGAAGCACTATCTTTATGATCACATGGCTACACGACCTTTGAAAGTATTTCCCAAAGAATGGGAATCTGCATTATTCTTGCCAGTAGAAAGATTCCAAAAGCAAAATAAGAATTCTGTATTTAAAGAATCCATGAGGAAGATAAGGAAAAAGTAAATGCCGTCATTAAACGAATTTAAGGCAAGCTTCAAAACTGACTTAGCCAGACCAGCCAGATTTGATGTGGAAATTCCAGTTCCACTGAAGCTTGTGGCATATCTAAACACAGGAAGACAAATTAAATTAAGATGTGAAAATGCGGAACTACCAAGCAAAACTTTAGCAACCGCAGAAAGAAAGATTTATGGTCCAACAGAAAAGCTTCCATATCTCACAACATTTAATGATACAACAATGACTTTTATGGTAAGTGATGATATGGCGGAAAAGAAATTGTTTGATGCTTGGATGAACTTAATCAATCCAAAAACAACATATGATTTTAATTATAGACAAGACTATGTTACACCAATTACCGTAAATCAATATAATGTAAGAAATGAGCTTTCATACTCACTTACTCTGATTGATGCTTTTCCTGTTTCTGTCAATCAATTAGATTTAGATTGGAGTAATGAGAATACACATCATAAGCTTTCTGTGACTTTTGCGTATTACACTTGGGAAAACAACTCTCTTGCAGCATTCGCAGAGAATCTTATCAATGCTGGAGTTGGAACTGCTGTTGATGCAGCAACTAGTGCATTGAATAAGTATGCTGGTGGAACATCATATAATCCTACTAAAGGTAGTACATCAGGAAAGATTTATGATATGACTTCAATCGCTCAAGGATTTGTTAGTAAAGAATAATTTGTTATAGGAGATTGCCATGGCCTTGCCAAAAATAGACACACCAATTTACGAACTTGATTTGCCGTTATCTGGAAAACACATTCGTTTCAGACCATTTCTAGTTAAAGAACAAAGAAACTTACTGATGGCGTTAGAAGCAAATGATGCGGATACTATCGAACAAAACATTCGTCAGGTATTACATAACTGCACATTGACTGAAGATATTGATATCGAAAAACTTCCAATTACTGACATTGAGTTTTACTTTTTAAATCTTCGTGCAAGATCAGTAGGTGAAGTTGCTGAAAACAAATACCGCTGCAACAATGAAGTTGAAGATAAAGAGTGCGGCAATATTATGGAAGTTAACATCAATCTATTAGATATACAAGTAGAGAAACCTGAAGGAATATCAGACACGATCAAGCTGACAGAGAACATAACAGTCAAGCTGAAGTATCCAGAGTTTTCTATTGTAAGAGAAACAAAGAACACAAAAGACATTTCAGAGTTTGCATTGAAGATGATTGCTGATAGTATTGAATACATTCATGATGGCGAACAGTTCTATTATGCAAAAGAAGCAGACCCAAAAGAGTTACAAGAATTTGTTGATTCATTGAACCAACAGCAATTCAGTAGATTGGAAGAATTTTTCAATAACTTACCAAAGCTAGAAAAGACTGTTGACTTTACATGTAACAAATGTGGTTACGAACATAAACTAGAGATTGAAGGACTCAACAATTTTTTCGTATAAGTTTTCGTCATGATACATTGCAGAACTACTACAAGACTAACTTTGCTTTAATACAACATCACAAATATAGTCTTGCAGAAATTGAGAATATGCTGCCATGGGAAAGAGATGTTTATGTCAATATGTTGATTCGTTATTTGGAAGAAGAAAATGAAAAAATAAAACAAAAACAATCACAGAGAACAAGTAGATGAGTATATTAGGAAGTCTGTTAGGAACAAATTCTAACAGACCAGAACCATCAGAAACAATGCAGAACAATGCTGGAGGATTGATGAATAGATTCAATCCTCTTAATTTGGCTTCGGGAATGTTTGGCAAAAGAAAGCCAGGTGCTGCGGACAACTATGCCGGTTCATCTGATGGTATGAAGAAAGGATTGAAGAATAAAAAAGATCCTAGATTTGTTACGAAATCAGTGACACCAGAAACGCCTGTGCATAAAGGTGAATCTGTTACCGATATTGCAGCAAAATTGTTTGCCTTATTTAAATCTTCTTTTGATGAAGAAAATAAAGAAGAAAAAATAAAAAAGAATTCTGAAAAATCAATGGAAGCAGTTCGCAATAAGAGAAACAAAGAGTTAATCGCTGCTCTTACTGCTGAACCAAAAGATTTGAAAAAAGAAACAAAAGACATAAAGAAACAACAGGATCAAGTTAAAAAAGAAATACCAAAGCAACCTGCTGCACCCAAACCATCAGTAACAACAGCACCCAAGCCAGGAGCACCTGCTGGTGCTGCACCTAAAGGACCTGCTCCAGCACAACCACCTACCGCTGCTGCACCTAAAGGACCAACTCCTTCGGCAACACCTGCACCTAAGCCAGGACCGTCTGCTGCACCAGCACCGTCTGCTGGTCCTACAATACCTACAGGTACGGCAGCGAAAGTTGTTGTTGGTGGTACTGCTTTAGCTGGTACAACGGCAGCAATGGCTATGCCTTCTCCTGCTGTGGCAGATGTTATACAAAAGGCCGCAAAAACTGTCGGTGTTGATGTTGCTTTGATGTATGCAATGGCAAAGCAAGAAAGTGGATTTAATCCAAATGCAGCAGCAAAAACATCTTCGGCAAAAGGACTATATCAATTTATCAGAGGCACTTGGAAATCTATGGTGGAAAAATATGGTTCAAAATATCCAATATTAAAACAAAGAGATGCTCTTGATCCAGAGGCAAATGCTTTAGCGGGAGCATTATTCATAAAAGAAAATTCAGATATTTTAGATCAAGCAAAAATACCAGTTAATGCTACAACTGTATATGCTGCTCACTTTTTAGGACCAGGTGGAGCAAAAACACTACTGAAAGGTGATCCAAATAAACCTGCTGCTAGTGTTTTGCCTTCTGCTGCATCAGCAAATAAATTCATTTTCTATAAACCAGACGAAAAAACTAAAAAACCTGATACTAACAAACCAAGAACTATTCAAGAAGTTATTAATGTTCTTTTTGAAAAAGTAGGAAAGTATCAAGAATTATATTCAGTGGCGTTGAAAGATTCGAATACGGGTAAAAGATTAGCAGAAGCTTCCACTGAAGGAAGAGATTTGAAAAAAGAAACAGCCTCAGCAGGAGGAACTGTCATAGTAAATCAAAACAATAATATAGTAGCTACAGCAGATAAAGCAAGAACTATGACTGTACCTAGATCAGACGGGTCAAGATTCGTACAAGGAGCAACAACATAATGGCAACAATACAAGATTATAGAGAAGCCAGAAGAACTGGTTCAATATCTCTCACCAACTTAATAGCAAGAAACATTGCAGAAGGTGGTGGATTTGGATCAGTAGGTCAAGCAATATCACAAAAAATTAAAGCAAGAGGAACAAGAATCAAAGAAGCCTTTGATCCATTGAATATTGCAAGTATGCTTGTAGGTAGGTCTAAATTAGGCACTGCGATTTTAGGTAGAATGATGGGTAGAGGTGCAGAAGATATTCAGTACTTTGCAAGAAAAGGTGCTGGCAGAGATGCAGCATATGATCCTTTTTTTGCTAGAAGTCCTCGTTCATTACAACCAGTAAGACAGAATGAAGGCATGGCAGACATATATGCCAAATTGTATGCTCTGATTAAAAAACAAATTGAAGAAGAAAACAAAAGAAAACAAACAGAAGAAAACTTCCAAGAAGAAAGAGAAATAGAAGATGATCGCCGACACAAAGAAATGTTGGTGGCGATTCGTGGTAAAGGAAAAGGAAAAGCAACACCAGTAGGTAAAAAAGAAGGTGGTGGATTGTTTGATTTAATTAAAGGAATGTTTTCTGGATTGACAGGCTTTTTAAACAATTTAAAAGAAGGATTAGTTTGGATGTTTGGTGCAATGAAACCAATAATCACAATGTTAGGAAAAGGTTTATTGGCAATTTTTGAGGCTATGATTGCAGCAGGAAAATCATTTTTAACCTTCTTAGCAAGTCCTGCGGGATTTATAACTGCAATTGCAACCGCACAAATTGCTTCTGCTCTTAAAGGAACATCTGATGTAGAAACTAAAATTGAAAAGGCAGCAGAAAAAGGTGACATAGGAACAGTAACAACAGAAGTAATGAAGCGTCCTGCTGCTCAATCTGCTCTTGGTGCAGAGTTTCAAGACCCTATGAAGTTTTCAGAAGCAAGAACCGAAACAAGAAAAGAACTAAAAGCAGCAGCAGATAAAGGTTCTCCTGAAGCAAAATCTGCATTACAGAAATTTGATAAAGAAGAACTTACAAGTAAATACGCCGAAGATTATTTGAGAAAAAAAGGATATGATGTTGATGAAGGTGGTGTTTATCTTGCTACAAAAAAAGGAACAAGTACTTTAGGATTTGGTGGCGAAAAAGTATCAAGAAAACTTGCAGAAGAAGCTTTAACTTATGGTAGAAAAAAAGCTGAGTCAGAATCTAAAGTTACTCCTGTACCAAAAAAGGCAACACCTTCACCTGAAACAAAAGGATCAGCACCATCTTCTTCTCCTGCGCCGGCGGCAGCATCGGCTCCTTCAGCAGCACCAGCAGCAGCAACACCAGCACCTTCATTACCTGCTACACCTCCTGTTGTTACTGCTACAGGACAAAATATGGAGTTAGAATCTGAGAGTATGTATACTATGCAATCAGCACCTATGATATTCAATAAGAGTGCAACAACTGGAGTAAATCTAGGTGGTCAAGACACTGGTACTGCAACTGGTGCTGCACCTATTCGTGATGATGCAATTGAAGATATTATAAACAAACTTCAGCGTAGATCCTCTGTAATGTAAAAACCCCGCACTAAGGCGGGGCTAAACAAGACCGTCTAGTCTGTTTAATCTTCTGCTGCAAGCTTTGCAAAGTAGTTCATATCATCATCTTCATCTTCACCAACTGAAGGTGCTTTCACTGGAGCTTTCTTTGCAACAGGCTTCTCATCATCTTCAGTTTGAAACATATGAGAACTATCTTCAACTGTAGTTCTTGGTGCAGCAGCACCTGCTAGACCTAGAACTTTATCCAATCGTGCTTTGATAGCATCATATGATTTAAACTTGCTAGGATCAATCAACTCTTTGAGAGAGTATTCTTGCTTCCATACTTTTTCAAGTGCATCGTCATCATCAAGTAGTGCAGCAGGTGTATCAAACTCACACTTGTCATAGTTTTGATAACCATCAACTTTACGAATCTTAACTTTGAAGTTAGCACCTTTCCACAAATCAAATGGGTTCATTGGCTTCTCATCTTCAAACTCAGGATGCATAGCACCATTGATTTTATCAAAGATGCTCTTACCATATTTGAATAGAAAAACTTTACCGTTGTTTTCAGGACGCTTAGGATCTTCAACAACATAAATGTTTGAAATGTAAGTCAGCTTACGCTTTTGATCACGGGCAATCTTTTTGTTTGCTTCGATGCCTGAGTTCCACAATTGTGTATTGTGTTCACAAACAGGACACTTTTCATTGAGTGTAGTACGGCAGTCATCAATAAGCCAACCACCAGGACCTTGAAAGCCATGACGGAACATTTTGACCCATGGGAGTCCATCTTCATCTTTTGGTGGTTCGGGAAGAAAACGAATGACTGCATAACCATTACCAGACTTATCTAGTTCAGGTTTCCAGTAATGATCATCGTCGGAATTTGATTCTGAAGAAGTGTTGACTGCTTCTAGTGCTTTGGTGAGTTTGTCAAGGTTAGACGAACTCTTTTTGAGTTTTGAAAAATCCATTAATATCTCCTAGTATAAACTTAGTATAAACGACTTGTCCACATACATCTCATTATATCATAGTATTTAGTCAGATAGCAAGAGCATCCAGTATCAATCTCTTAGTATTGCCTAAATCTCTATGTAATATACCAATACCACCATTGTTAATGAATCCTTCTATAACATAGTCTGTATCATCAACAAGAATGGTATTGGCACCTTTGGCATAAGTACCTTTCAATCTGCTACCTGGAATAATATTTTGCTTGTACTTAATGCCATGATCTTGTAACCACTTCTGTTTTTGCTCTGTTACTTCTTTGTGATATTTAGGTCCACCACTTGAACTTAGAATTTCAATATTGATGTTAGGAATAGAATCAACAAACTCTAGTAGTTCTTGACCACCTGGCCACCATTCAAGTGTTGCAAAGTTACCACCTTGAATGAATGTTTCCCAATCTGAACTAAATTCTTTTTGATCTCTTGATTCATTTGGAGTCTTGTTAAACAATTCTTCAAATCGTTTTTCGAAGTTAGCTAAGACCCCATCCATATCTAGGTACAATGTTTTCATAAGTATTTCCTCACAATATCACGAAATTTTATTTTATCATAAACAACAAACGGTGTATATTTTTTTATCTTTCTTTTCCAACTTGGCCATATTATATCATCATCAATTTTCTTCTCCCACATTGGCAAAAAGTTCATCATGTCATTCAATATCACAACAGTTTCCAAAGTTACCTTATGTCTGAGTAATTCATCATATAGTTTTGGTGATCCAGATTTAACTGATATGAAGTCTTTGTGATGATCAAACAAGTAACTTATATCATTTTCAAAGGTATATGTCAAGGACTGTTTTGTTTTTAGCCAATTTTTAAAATTATCTTCTGCTTCTGGTGTAAGTAATTCACCAACCCAATTGAAATCCTGGCATACAAAATTGGATACCAAAAAGTCTTTGCAATCTTCCAAAGAATATTTTCTGGATAATTTGTAGAAAGAATACTTGTTTTTATGTGTGAGAAAAGATTCTTTGGTACTATTGGTCTTGCCGTTATATTTGAAGTAATCGTAACTATCAGATATAAAATGCAATCTTAAAGACTGATACATCATATAGACGGCGTATCCGCCATTTTCACTCATAACGAAAATTCATTAAAAATAACATTGTTTGGCCAGTTATCCACAATATGAAACTGAGGACTGTGATTATATCCATCATCAGTTCTGTTTCCTTTTATTTGTAACCACAAAATAGGTTTGTTGTTCGGTGTAATACATCGAATGACTGTACCTCTAGGCATCGTAATATATTCACATTCTTCATTAATATAACGAATTAATTTTTCTGTGTCAATAATCTTTACATTTTTTGTTTTTTTATTTACCCAAACAATGAAGTTAATTTTTTCAGATTCTTTTAGATTTTCTACTAATAGCCTAGGTAATAAATTCTTATTATTTGAATCATTAAACCATTTTTCAACGACTTCCCATTTTTCAATATTACTACTTTTCAATCTTTGGTGTTTTATTTCGTATTTTGAAAGATTCTTATTTTGTTTCCATAAATCAAAAATAGTTTGATCATTATCTCCTAACCACATTCTCAATTTTTCTATAATTTCTTGTGGTACATTCATTTTGACAGAAAATTTTTTTAATGTAGTTAAATGTATCTGTGTATTTTTTCCAGAGACATTTTTGACAGAAAAAGAAATTGTGTTCTTTCCTTTTGTGCCTAGTATATCTATTTTTGTATTTGGACTACCAACAGAGGTTATTGTATCAAATTCAAATAACCTAACAAGACGATCATGTAAATATGGATTGATTTCCATATTTCTACCATCATAATATTCTTCACTAGGCATTATAAAATTCTGTTATAAAGGTAGTCTGTTTGTTTTCTTTAATTGATTGTTACCTTCTGCCTGCTCTCGTATTTTTGATTTGAGAGCAGGAGAGATTAGTGATGAGGCGACTTCAACTTCAAGTCCTGTTTGTTCACAATGATGAAGTATGGCATCTAAGTAGTCACAACTTATCTCACCTGCCATAGCTTCAATCATTAAACTAAATGTCTTAATTTCTTCTCTTGTGGGCATTATGTTCTAGCATAAAAAATATGATTACCAATTCGCATGACTACACCACTCTTTTTCCATCCAGGATTGATGTAGGCTCCATGAAAATACATTACATTATGTGCTGCTATTTTAGCATGAGCAATAGGTTCTGTCAATGCTTTTTTGGCAATATATTGTGCTTCTTCCCACAGATAGTGATTTTTATTTGTGTGAACTTTTTCACATACCCAACTGAACTGGCACAATATTTTTCCATTAATTCTATCTTTCTGATAGACAACACCACAGATGGTGTTTGGATATTTGTGCGATTTCGTTCTGTTGATAGTAACTTGTGCTACGGCAAGTTTTCCTTCGAATGATTCTCTACCTGCTTCGTAATAGATGTTATTGGCAAGACACTCAACATCTTTAGCCATAACTTGTTTTGTTTCTGTAATTATTTCCTCCGCAACGACTTGGGGTACTGTTTCTGCAATTACAGAAACGGATAATAAGGCAGCAACAATTAATAAACTAATTGTGGTGAATATAGCTGTGGCTTTATCTTTAAGCATTACTTCTCCTTAATAGTTAGAGGTGTGCCGAAGCACACCCGTTCCCGATCAGGTAGACTTTTTGCTAGTAGTCTTTTCTGTTGTGATGTTTGAAACGAACCCATTCAAAGACTGTGCTTTGTTAATGATGTCTGTTTCTGTGGGATATGATGGATAAGGTGGATGATCAGGTATTGGTTGTCCGTTTAGTTTTGCGGACTCTACTTTTACATGCCACTCTTGTTGTAGGCGATCTTTATTAGAATGATATTCTTCTAACAAAAGTTCTTTCGCCATTCTTAAAAGTTCGAGGCGAATCTCGAACGGTGTGAGATTACTCATTTACTTCTCCTTATTGTGTGTTGTGTGTAATAGTGGGTTTTTGTAAAGGTACCCACTGAACCTTTAAAGTGCTGCAACCAGTACTATTATTTAGCTATGGTCTGCTTTATATGCATCTAGTGTTTTCTTGAACTTTCCTGCATGTGAGCGTTCTGCTTTTGCAAGTGTTTCAAACCAGTCTGCAATTTCATCAAAGCCTTCTTCACGGGCTGTTTTAGCCATACCAGGATACATATCGGTGTATTCGTGAGTTTCACCTTCGATGGCAGATTCAAGAGCTTCTGCAACATTATTCACCTGCATTCCTGTTGCAGGATCGCCAGCGGAACCATCTAACAGATATTCCATGTGTCCGTGTGCATGTCCAGTTTCACCTTCTGCTGTATGACGGAATACCGCAGCAACTTCTGGTGAGCCTTCAATGTCGGCCATGTTTGCAAAGTAAAGATAACGGCGATTTGCTTGTGATTCTCCCGCAAATGCTTCTTTCAAATTCATTTCAGTTTTAGTTCCTTTGACTTTCATTATATCTCCTAATTATTAACGATTTGCAATGTAAAGAGTGATTTCAAATCCAAAACGCATATCGTTTGCTGAAGGTGTAGTCCAATTCATAGTAGTCTCCTAAAGGTTTAATCGCAACAAGTGTTACGACTGAAATTATATATTAACTTAATTGGATTTGTCAAGTAGAGAAAATCATGATAATAGTCTACTGATAAAATTACTGCCAGTTGATTGGGTAATAAGGACAACTGGCGAACACCTCAGTTTAACCTCAAGCGGCTAAACGGTATGAATTATCGTTTGCGGATAATTTAATTTACTTTTTACGACTCTCTGTGTCGTGTTGCCGTCTCTGTTAGCTCACCCTGTCGAAACCTTGACTGGCCCATCATAAGTTGATTTCGTTCTGCAATACGGTTCTTTTCACAAGAGGTCGCACGATCTGCAAATCAACTTATGGTGGACCAGGAGGGAATCGAACCCTCGTCCAGAATGCCTTCACTTTGAAGGATATACAACAATTTTAATTAATTGAATGGCCAATTATTTATGATGATGACTATCGTAAACATCAACCAAGCAACTCTCAGTACATTATCAAAGGTTCTTTCGAATTTATCCAGTAATGTTTTTTTATCCGTATCTGACATTGATGCTCCTATCTATTAAACCAAAGACAGCAGCATTACCAAACAATACGACAACAAAGAGCAGAATGCCCATGTTTATCTCCTTAGATTGTAACACATTAATTTGTAAATGTCAAGTTTTGTTTTGGTGATAATACTTGATAACATCAACCAAACCATCCAAATGATCAGATGTTTTCTCTTGAAAAATGATAGGGGAAGAATCTTTGACCGCAATGATAATCACAAGATTATCTATGGGAGTACCAATCAGTTCTTCGTACATAAGAGAGTATGCCGTAGTCTGCCAAAAATAATCTAGTACATCATCTCTTTTCTTTGGTCTTGCAGAGGTTTTAAAATCAATTACAGAAAGTTTACCATCATACTCTGCAATACAGTCTACTCTACCAGCCATACCTACTGCTTTAGACCACAATGCCTGCTCTTGATAATGAATGTTGTTTATCTTGTTCAGATAGGGTTTTAACGGGAGAAAAAACTCAACAGCATCAGGCATTACACCTTTCATGTAATCCTGTTTATTATTTAGATAGTTCTCACAGATAGTATGTACATTCGTGCCACGGGATGTAGCTTGTTTGGAAATACGATTGGCTTCTTCTTCACCAACTCTGGCTCTCCACTCCATAATAGCTTTTTTCTTTTTGGCACCAACAACAGTAGTTACAGATGGCAGCTTAGTACCATCTGGTAACTTGTAGTATCTTTTACCGTCAGGAAAAGTTTCTGATTGAAGGTCTTGTAATTCTTTAGGTGGGCAATAGTTAAACATTATTTAAATCCAGGACCACCAACCCACAACACTAACGAACGGCGAATGCCTCTAGTGACTGGTGTAACTCTATGTAATGTCCATGAAGGAAAGAACCATGCACGACCTCTTTTCTGTTCTACATTTCTAATATCATCAGAACCATATTTGACTTGTAATTCTCCGCCTTCAAACTCTGAAGTGTCACTAAGCATAAGGCACATTGATAGTTTCCTAAACGGTGTATTGCTACCCGCTAAACTTGTATCTGTATGCCAATCATAATGACCTTGGTCGTGTTGTGTATATGAACCAAGTTGTGCTAGTTCATAACAGCCAGTCAAATCAAACTGAAAGAATTGTCTGTTAGCAGACCAAACTGCATTGGTAATTTTTTCCCAAATATGTTGATTGTTTTTATCAACACCCATCCAACCAATGTTTGTTCTTCGTTTTTCTTGATTGACTTGACCTTCTCCGCCATATCCCACTTGTGCAGCCTTTTGATCATGCCATTCGGGACGAGAGAGGATATAATTGATATCATCATCAGAGAGAAAATCTTCCCAATAACAAACATCATCTTTTCCTGGTGCATTGAAAGGTGCAATAGGATATACCAAATTATGTAACATAATTATCTCACTTTCTATACATATCAATCATACGATTTCTTACAAATGGATGTTGTCCATTCCATCTTCTGTCTCCAGCAAACTCTGGATATGGTCCATTTGCACGAACAAAGTGACAGAACACTTGTCCAGAATAATAATTTTCTGGACCATCACATGGTTTTCTCCAGTGTAATAGATCACATCCTTTATACACAACACCATCACCTTCTGCTAAATCATAACGATGACCTGCCATGTATATAGGCCATGAATAATGATGGGAACGACCTAGCTGTATTGTAACAGATATCTCACATGAAGGTCTATCAGAATGTATCTTTAACTCATCATCATTACCATACAAACGAGCATACGAATAGGTAGGAATGAGTTCTTCTTCTAGTGCATCTTCAAGTCTTGGCCATACCATTTCTAGGATGGTTTCAGTTGCCATCTCTCCATGACCTGCTGCTTTTGAGTTGGGTATTTGATCATCACCACCTACTCCCATTGCACCTTTGACGGCAAGTAGGTGGGTTAGAAATTTAGATACTTCAAGTGGTACTAGATTTTGAAAATGTAGTACACCTTTGCTATTAAAATAATCTTTAGCACTCATTCATCACCTCTTTTAATATAATCAAAAATAATTTTTGCCCATTTATCTGAATTCTTTTCGTGAATTCTAAAATCATATTTTGTTGGAATTTCAAAAATAGAATTGGTATCTTGAAATCTACTTTCTTCTATTGTGTCCATCCATATTGTTAAGTCTGCATTGTATATAGTTCTGATTTCTTCCGTGGGCGCAACGAAATCACAGACAACATCACCATATGAAGAAGTGGATAGTTCATACATTCTTCTTGCTTGCCTTAATCTACCTTCGGCGGAGAAATCCCAATCATTGTATAACTTTCTAACTTCATCCGCATTATACCAGATAGAATTTAGCAGTTCAACTAATTTTTTAGCCAATGTTGTTTTACCAGACCCTGGCAATCCCATCACAAGTATTCTCATACCACCTTTAAATCGGTTATAACATAAGCATCATCAATTTCCATATATCTCTGACCTTTCATTTGTTTCGTATCAAACAAAGAAATATAACAATTATTTTTATATATCACTCTTTCTGCTTTATGATTATTTGAACATCCTATCAACAATTTGTTTTGATATATGTCAAGTCCTCTCAAAAAGGTTTTATCTGGATTCACATACTCCATGCAAATTGCTTGATTAGTATTTAAGTCTATGTTAACAAGTTCACCCGTACCAGACGATAGTGAGTATAGATGATTATTCAATATTACCACATTATGAGAATTATATCCAGCTTCAGCTATTATCTCTGCTTTTAGTGTATCTTTATGAAAGAATCCATATTGTGACTTTTTTTCTCCATGATTATGTAAACAAAAATAAATTTTATCTTCATGTTCATATAATGAATTCACATGAGCCGTATCATGTGAATATACACTTGTTGGTGTGGGAGCAGTATCTTTGACCTCAAATGTGGTTACATTCAAAAATAAATTTTTTCTGGTAGCTAAATTATAAACTCCTATCGTATCGTTTGATGTATTTGTGACATATAGGTACTGTCTACTCTTTAATATTTGATGTGTGTTTAAAAATGCAGGTACATCTAGAAGCCCACACATTTCATAATTAAGATAGTTAAAATATCCAATTTTATTATTTGATGCAATGGTTATAAATCTATCGTCACTTGTAATACCAAAAGGACGAAATGTTGATCTTCCTTGGCCTTCTAATTCTAAGCAATCGAGAGAAAGTTCTTTTCGTTGCTTATGAATTAAATTTTTTTTCTGTAAGTCGTATACTAAAAAAGTGTAAATGTCCTCACGATAAGTATGGTCATCGGGAGTAATAATCAGTCGCTTCATGCTGTAATTCTATGCACCCGTGATATTGGAGTATTATTTACCAAAAGTTTGTTTACAAAAAACACCAATGTTAACCGTGAATCTTCACCTTCTCCAAAAAAATCTTGTGCTGCATGATGTAGATGTGAATCGAAAGAAACCAATCGATTATAAACATTAGATACACGAATTGTTTCTTCATATTGTGCATTATGTTCTTCTTTGTATTTTTTAGCATCCTCAATTGTCATATTATTCTTATAACTATCTTCTTTATGTTTTACACTACGATGTACATGATGAATCAAATTGGTTTTTTCTCTATAGATGGATGTACCGCCATTCAGATTTGAATTGGGAGAAAGATAAACAATACCAGTTATTTGAGATGTTTCTTCATCAGAATGAATCCAGCCAGAATCATAACCACCATGTACGATTTGAAAATACATTGAAACTTTCCATTGAATTTCATGTTCGGATTTAAAATCATAAAACTGTGAAAAAAACTTACGGCATGTTGATTGGAAGAATGGATCATCTAATTCATAGATTTGTTTTGATCGAAGTCCTGGCCAACGACCATCAGGATCAGGAAAATATTCTTGTTGCAGAGCCCATTTTCGAATCTTATCCGGATCATCAAAAAAATTGTCCAGAACTGTCACAGGAATTAAGTGCATATGTTGCATAATTATTTGGGTATTAAGTTGACATCAAAAGAAATTGATATTCTATCATCATCTGTCTGATTAGGCAAGACATAGTGTTGAAGCCAAGAAGGAAAAATGATAAGTTTACCGGGTTCTGGTTTATAATAAACTTTTGCCATTGAATGCTCTAAAGTTTGGCATTTAAAAGGAGACACAGGTAAATGATTTACCCAACTTTCATAATGATAGGGGAATACTTGTGAGGGGTGAACGAGGATCAAATCACCACAATTTTCTGGTGCAGTAACATAATACACACCAGAAAATGTGTATCCACGATGCGTATGTGGATGATTAAAATGTCCTTTGTTGTTTATTGTAAACCATGCAGTTTCAATTTTTGGTTTCAGATCATCACGAAAATTAAAAATTTCATGTAGTTTAAGAAGTCTTATGTAAGCCTCCTTAAACAAATTATTTAATACCGGAACATGCCCTGTCATAACATTACTATGCCAACCACCATAGTTAGAATAGCTTCTACTTTCTCCTTGCCTTTCACGAACATCATAACAAAATTGTTTGATGGCTTCATTATCAATTTCAAGCATATCAACAGCAACGGTTGACACAAAAATATTTTCAATAAGCATAATTAATAAAAATCAAAGATTAAGCGGTATTTGCACTATTAAAAGTTATACCATATTCTTTTAGTTTTTCTTCCAAAAGTTTCTTGATTAATTCTTCATTTGTTAGTGACTCTCTCTGTGGAGGTTCTGGATTAACTAATATTTTTAGAAGATGTTCTTCTGGTATATATTTTACTGTTTGATCAGCTTCATCATAGTAAAAAAATTGTGGATCAGCATCTTCAAAACCATAAGATGTATCAATAAAGAATAAAGGTTCAGCGACATCAATTTCTTCATTGTAAAAATAACAGACTCTTAATCCTAAGATATTATTATCTTTGTCATAAATTTTTTCGTCTGGGTTAATTAAAGCTAACATTTTACTCCTCTTATTAGTATTCTACGATAACTATACCACTATGACCACCAGCACCACCAGCACCCGCTTGAGACCCCTCGCCGCCGCCGACACCGCCGGCACCACCAGAGCCGCCACCAAATCTATTAAACGGTCCAGTTCCTGGAGTTCCGGCTTGAGCTGGCGCACCTCCGGTGCCCGTACCCATTGTTCCGGCAGCTCCTGCGGTACCAACTATGCCTGCCGCTCCTCCTCCACCACCGCCTCCAGCTCCCCTCTGTATGGAGGGAGGAGAGTTTCCTCCAGCTCCACCATTACCTCCGTTTGCTCCGCTTCCGGCTTGCCCGGCGCCACCAGCACCGGTGCCATCGCTGCCACCTCCACCACCGCCTCCACCTCCAGGACCCACTGTGATCGGAACAGCAGTAACAGGGAAAGGAGCAGATATGATTTTTTCACCATAACCACCCAAGCCAGCAAATGGATTAAGACTGCCCAAGCCGTTGCTTCCATATTTTCCAAGTATTTTACCATCAAGAATCAAGTCAGCACCAGGAGCAGTTCCAGATGCAGGTACACTTCCTCCTGTTGCTGTTTGATATGGTCCGAATGATGATGGTCCTCCAGTAGCACCAGCACCACCAGCCCGTGACTGCGCCGAAGGGGTGCCCGGAACTCCGGCACCACCACCAACCACAGTAACCTTCACTTTTGTTGTGCTTGGTGGAATATTAAATGTTCCTGGTGAAGTAAATACTGACAGGTTAGTAAATCCACCAGAAGGAATAACGCCAGGCGCAATCTGTGGTCCTGTAATGGTTCCAGTAATATTAGCAGCAGCAACAGCACCAGTAAACCCAAATCGCTGTGTGCTTCCGTCGTTGAAAATTAGAGTTGTTCCATTTGAAGAAACTGCCATTTTGTGTCCTTTATAGTCCTAATTTTTCCTTTTGAGTGAGATATTCCCTGACAAATCCGCTTCGGACAATATCTTCCAACCCAAATTTAATATGGTGTACATCTTTGATGTTATTTAGTATAGTTACAGCATCAGTCAAACCAGACTTTTCTTTCTTGTTGTTCAGATCGTTCTGGTTGTAATCACCGCATAACACAAATCTACAGTTCTCACCAATACGAGTTAAGACAGTATCAATCTCATGAAAAGTCGCTGATTGAAACTCATCAAATACGATAATACAGTCACTAAATGTCAATCCACGCAGAAAGCTAGTGGTCTGAAACTCAATAATTTCTTTATGTAACAAGAAATGCCATGCATCTCCACGACCTATCAGCTCATTGACAATATTCTGATACGGTTCTTGATATATCTTTGCTTTTTCTTCCAGTGTACCTGGTACAAATCCTAAGTCTCTTGACGGTACCGCTGAACGAATAATGACTATTTTTTTATAGTGTGACCCATCTTCTAGTAAATCTCTCAATCCAAGATACATTGCAAGAAAAGACTTACCTGATCCTGCTGATCCTGATAAAACTAAATGATTACCTGCATCATATGCTGCAAATGTTCTTTCTTGATTCTCTGTTAAGGGTTTAACTTTTTTAAGTGAAAAGTGTTGTGCTTTGGCTTCTGCTGAGGCTGTTCTTTTTCTTGGTGCCAATTTTTTCTCCTTTACCATTCACGAGGCATTTTAGTTTTATGTCCTGCTTTTACAGTGTTGTGGGGAACTCTCTCTTTGATGCGGCCTATAATCTCTCTTTCAAATCGTGCATCAGGTTGACCAATACCTGGTACTGACATACGCATACCATCACCTAGTGTAGGTGTCTCTGCAATATATCTTTCTAGGTGGGGATTGTTTGCTTTGAAGTTATCATACTCAGATATTTTCATCATATGTTCTTCAATTTCATTGGTTTCTTTGTTCAAGAATTCGTAAGTTGGCATATTGTCATATCAGCAGGTTTATCATTAATGATTGCAGTAGAGGTCACTCTATCTATTTCGAGATATCCATGACAAACAATGTTCCAGTGTTGACCATCTTCTTCAGTCTCACCTTTACATGGTACATTGATTGTCACATTCTTGAAAAGATATTCTCTATCGTTTTCAAACACTCTCCAGACATGGTCAGCAGTACCTCTGCCTGGATTTCCTCTTGTGTGATTGAATCGTATCTTATATTTATTCATATGATGATTGGCTCAGGTGGTGGGCAATAGTTTTGAATTCTTCCTACGCCTAGATTGAAGTGGATAAAAGTAAATGGATTATCATTTGCATTTCTAGTAAACCCATGAGGTAACCAGGAGTTGGTGAAATACATCATACCTGGTTCAGGTTTGAAATAGGTAGCGATATTAGCATAAGTCAATTCGTTCATATCTTTTGGATACATGTTGATTTGACGCTTTGCTGGTCGTGGGTCATGTACAACAAACTGACAAGAGTTTTCTGGCACATCTATAAAATATAAACCTGTCAATTGATGTCCAAAGCCATGCACATGCTCATCATGCCCAGAATACTTCTCATGTTCTTGACACCAGAATTCTTTACATACAACAGTCCAACCTTCCATATCGAACCCTTGTGATTGTAAAATATTCCATCCGGTACCAGCGATATACTCTATCATTGGATAGATTCTAGGATCATCCATATACTCTGTCATGTGTACAGGATACACAGGATTACATTCTGTCTTTTGTTTTTTAATTTTGGCAAGATAAGCATAAGAAACTTCTTTTGCTATCTCAAGATATTCTGGTCTGTGTATCCAATAGATATTGGAAGGAAAAAGACTTTGTACGCTCAATTCATTGTTCATTTGTTCTTCCATAAAAAAACATAGGTTAATTATATACGATTACTTAACGAGTGTCAAGCTTTTTAGTATTTAGTTCCAGTATTTTGAGTAATCAATATTCTTCCAATATTGTTCATTGTTGCGATACCAGAAGTTCTTGATGAGGTAGTAAGCCATACCAAAATAACCCATTCTTTTAAATCGTCTGCTATCCTGACCCAAGTAATGATTGGCTATTCTAAATTTCTTTGGATCATATTGTTTAGATAAAAAGAAATCTTCACTTGTACCGTACTTTTCTCCAAACCCACCATACTCCCAAAACTTGTCCGTCCTAGTCAACATAAAAGCACCAACAGCAAACGGTGACCAGTATTTCAGAATACTATTGATACTATTGAATATCATGAAACCAATTTGTGTTCTAATGTCACCATCATAGCATTTGATATTCAAACCAATCAAATCTAAGTTTTCTTTTTGTATTGTGTGGACACAATCATGTATCACAGAATCATTAAAGAATCTAACATCACTATCTATAAACAGTATATACGGCGTTGTCACAAGTCTAGCACCATTGTTCTTTGCTGTAGATACGGGACCACCTTCAATAATCTCTACATTCAAGCTACCTTTGTTGGCTTCTATAACTTCTCTTGTTTTGTCTGTAGATGCATCAGCAATGATAACTCTAGTGTTACCTATGTTTTGTTTTTTCAAATGCTCTAATAAATGATGAATATAGTCTTCCTCATTCTTACAAGGAACAACTATTGTGATTATGCTTTCTGACATTTACCTTCAACCTTAAAACTATCAAACTTCAACCAATATGTCATAGACTGTAGAACCTGTTCACATTGTTGTTGTGTTTGAAATTGTAAATTAATTCTTCCTGGTATGTCGTTTGGATTGTTTATGTGGACCGCTATCAATATCATCCACCACATTATCGCTCTCCTGTGTCCATGTTACTATTTCCCATCGGCCATCATGATGCTCAACAAGTGCAGTCAACGATTCAACCCAGTCACCATCATTCATATAAGTTACACCATCAATCTCTTTAATTTCTGCATGATGTATATGCCCACAAATTACTCCATCATATCCTTTCTTCTTGCAATAACCTGCTAAGTTTTTTTCAAACTGAAACATAAAGTCTACTGCTTTTTTTACCTTGTGCTTAAGGAAACCAGAAAGGCTCCAATAATTAAAACCAATTCTATGTAAGAACCAATTAAGTCTATTATTAACTGATAAGATGAAGTCATATGCCCTGTCTCCTAAAAATGATAACCATGGTGCTAGTCTTGTGATACCATCAAACAAATCACCATGAACCACAAGATAATGTTTCCCATCAGCACCAACATGTTCACATTGATTAGTAATCTCAACCATTCCAAACCCAAGACCATAATGTAAATAGGGTCGTAGAAATTCATCGTGGTTTCCTATTACATAAATTACTTTTGTGCTACGCTTTGCATGACCTAGAATTCTACGAACAACATTGGTATGACTTTGTTTCCAACGCCATTTATTTTGTTTGATTTTCCATGCATCGATTATATCGCCGACAAGATATAGTGTCTCACATGTGTTATGTTTGAGAAAGTTATTGAGTGCTTCAGCCTTGCAATCTTTTGTGCCAAGGTGAACATCTGAAATAAAAATACTACGATATGTTTTTTGCATATTAGTTCTGGTTACGGATCCAGAGTCACCTGATCGTTGTGACCGATTTTTCTACCTTAGAAGTTTAATTGGCTTCTGAACATGATTGCTTTATCACCATTCACACGGCTGCCTGATGACCCAACCAATGCATCAAACTTAGTATCAACATAGTTTACCATGAAACGCACATTATCTGTAGCAAACCATGTGACACCATAAGTCATTGCAGTAGCACGATTTGATTTGCCAGCAACTACTGTAATATTACTAGCATCAAATTCACTCATACGCACATTGACTTGAACAGCACCTTTGCCACCTTTATCTAGCGGGTTAGCAGGCTTGATTGCACCAAATACACCATCCTTATAATTGTATGATTCACCAGTCAGGTTATACGATGCAAGAACATAGTATCCTTTAATTTCTTGATTGTTTCCTGTTGTAGGATCGTATGTGAAATTAAATTGTTCTGCTTGTACTTTTAAAGCATTATAAGCAAATGCTGCTTCGAGACCTTGACGAGTTCTATCTGTTAAACCACTCAACGCAGGACCAGTAAACCAAGCATTTTGTGAACGAGATTCTGTTCTGCCACTTGCTGGTGTCACACCACCTTTGATAGTACCCATGCTGTATGCGGCACCCAAATGCAATGTATATGCTTTGCTACCTTGTAGTTCAGCAATGTTTGTAGTAACACGACCAATGTAGTCAAAGTTGTCACTCACAGCATCCTTGTTGCTTTTGCCACGACTTGCTGCCACAGCATAAGTCAAACCAGCTTTGGGTACACCGTGCACCATGAAGCCAGTTTCTTTGCCAGGAATCAGCTCGCTGTCGTTTTGACCAATCAAGCTACGCTCCATGAAGTCAATGTTGTTTGAGCTGGTCAATTGTTCAAGACTGAACGGCATCTTGAACAAACCAAACTGAAACTGCATTTCAGGATTGGCAGCATAGTTCACATATGCCACATCCATGGTAGTTGATGAACTACTAGCACCTACATCGTTGCCGAAATTTCCTACGATCTCATATTTAAAATCTTTCTGGAACTGTCCACGCACACCAAATCTAGCACGACGAATTTCTGCTAGGTTCTGATACGAATCCGTGGTTTGGCCTGTACCATAAGCGGGGTCGTACTGACGATAGTCCATATGAATTCGACCTCCAAATTGAATGGTATTATTTCCATCTTTTGACTTGAGGCCGATACCGCTTTCGGTGACTGATCCATCGTTTGCCCTGGCCTGTCTGTACTTGACTGAATCGCTAACATCTTTGTCGATTCGTTGGGTTGCAAACTTTTTGTTTTCTTCTTTTTCTTCATATGCTTTCAGTCTTGCTTCATATTCTTTTTGAGTGATTACATTCTTCTCTCTCAGAATACTTAAAGTATCTTTATACTCATCAGCATATGCTGGAATTACTGCTGCTAACGCAACTACAATAGAAAGTTTTTTGAGTAATTTCATGATATATCCTTATTTCCAAATTGGGTTATTGTCTGGACCACGGAAGTCTTTCTTCCAATTTTCTTGTACTAACTTAATTACATCGGCTGGCATGTGAACATACTCTAAGTCTGCTGCCATTTGACCACCGTTCTTGTAACTCCAGTCAAAGAACTTGAGAACTGCACGACCTGTCAATGCGTCTGCCTGTTGCTTGTGCATGAGAATAAAACTTGCACCTGTTGCTGGCCAAGCATCCTTGCCTGTCTGCCAAGTTAGTAGTAGATACATACCTGGAGCATTTGCCCAATCTGCATTGGCTGTTGCTGCTTTGAATGTGCTATCATCCGGTGACACAAAGTTACCGTCACGATTTTTTAGTGATGCATAAGGAATCTTGTTTCTTTTTGCATAGGCATACTCAACATAACCAAAGGCACCTTTGATACGCTGAACCTGTGCTGCAACACCCTCATTGCCTTTACCACCTACACCCGTTGGCCACTTGACTGCTGAGCCTTCGCCCACAGCCTTTTGGAAGTCTGCGTTGGCTTTGCTCAGGAAGTTGGTCCAAATAAATGTAGTGCCTGAACCGTCTGCACGATGAACTACGGTGATGTTCATGGCAGGAAGCGTGACTCCTGGATTTAGTTCTGCGATTGCCTTGTCATTCCACTTGGTAATCTTGCCTAAATGAATATTAGCAATTACATCCGGGGTGAGTCGTAATTGACCTTGTGCTACACCGTCAAGATTGAACACTGGCACAACACCACCAATGATTGCTGGGAATTGAACAAGACCTTCTTTGTCTAGTTCTTCTTTCTTGAGTGGCATATCACTTGCGCCAAAGTCAACTGTCTTGGCTTTGATCTGACGAATACCACCACCTGATCCGATTGATTGATAGTTTAGACCAATACCAGTTTGAGCTTTATAGGCTTCTGCCCATTTAGCGTAAATTGGGAATGGAAAGGTTGCGCCTGCACCAGTGAATTCTGCTGCTGATACAACCGTAGAGAGGAATAAAAAGGATGCTGCTAAAAGATTTTTGAATTTCATGTTATCTCCTTTGGTTGAACTACTTAAAACACCCAAATCGTAACGGAATTGTCACAATTTAGAATTTTTTTTAAGCGTACAATCCAAGTTCTTGGTTGATATCAACCATTTTTTGGAGACAACCTTCAGTATACCATGCAGGTATTGGTCTTGAATTGACCTTACCTTTCCATGATGCAAGATGTGTTTTATTATTTATGTAATAATTTCTGTAAGAAGTAATGGAATCGTCAAATACTTTTACATCATCAGGCATAGCAGGTGTAGGTTCAGTAAATGCAACATCATTGCGTATATTTTTTGGGTGAATACGCAGAGCATCAACAAGACCTATCTCTTGACACTTGTGTACCTTACCATAACGATAGGTATACTCAGCACACAATTCAATCAGCAAGTGAACAAGCCAATCATAATTAGCAGCAGATTGTCTTGCCCACACAGCAGAAGGATGGCTCACATGAGTGGCAGAATATAAAATCTCATCTAGTTCGTTGTTAAGTTTCCAGCGTTTAACATTACGACCAGTTTTTGATTTTGCTTCAATTGGTGTGCCGTCGAGAATACGGTGTGCAGTTGATAGTAACTGACAATATTCAAGAATCATTTTGATACAATGCTTATCATTGTGATATACAGCACACACTTTAGGATCATTATGTAAGTAAAAGATATTCATTACCAGTCCAATGAGTCTTTTATATCTTCAGTAGTTAAAGGTTTCAGAATGCCGCTAGACATATCATGTGTTATTTCATCAACATAGTATCCAGCACCACGAAGGAACAATGTAAAATTAGCTAGTACTTCATCAAGTGTTTCTGCTTCAAAAGAAACTGTAGTTTGATAATTTTCATCATTGTTATGATCTGCTCTGAATTCAAAGTGTATCATAGTTTAGGAATCTCCATTTTCACCGATTTATCTTTTTTGGTTGGAAACCGAGCGGCAATATCTTCTGCTGATACTGTTTGCATAGCGAATTGTTTGAATTGATCATAAGTGTCTTTTACTGGATATGCAGATTTACCATTCACAGCAGCAGAGTCAGCAAAGAATAATACACAGCCACCAATAGCCAGTGGAGCGATTTCAATTACTTCATCAAGGTTAATAATTACTTTACAGTTTTTTTCTACGGAATCAACTTCAATAAATGTGGCCATTATGCCTCCAGGTCAGGTTTAGAATTATCTTTAATTTTTGCATTTTTTGCTTTTGCTTCTGCAATTTCAGCTTCAATCATCATTTTTTTCATGAATGGTAACTCAGATTTAGGTACAGTCATTAGCATTCTTTTGGTTTCTTTGGACATCTTATAACTTGAATTTACTTTCACAGTTTCTCCTTAACGAACTTTGTTGCAATCAGGTACAGCGATCAGATAGTTGGTGTATTCATTGTGAGGACGAACAAAGTAACAGTTACCATTTACATCCCACACTAAATGATTCTGTACACCTTTCACTTCAGTCAATGCTGGAGGATTCTTTAGTTCTTCAAAATCTTTTTTTGCCGACCGAGCCAAAAGAAAAGCCATCGCTAACAAAAACAAAATCATAATAATATGCATCAAGTTCTTTCTCATCAATATCAAGTATTTCATAACATTCCTATTCCTTCAAACAGTTCATATACTAAGTAACATGATAACACAATACCACCGAATATTAAAGAGATATAGGCTAAGTTTTCCACTTTTTCTCGGTAGTATTCCACTTCAAACTTAATCATGTCTCTCTGTCCCCGCATCATTGGCGATACATCACCATCCAACATGGCAAAAGTCTTATCTGCTTCTTCCAATCTTCGCTTTGCGGAAATATAATGAATGATAGAAATCATTTTAGTATTTCTCCAATTTAATACCAAGAAGTTTGAACAATATTTTACGATACCATGGGGGTTCTTCTTTGTATGTAAATGTTACTGTATCTTCTGCCAATTTCAATACAGAAGTACCCCAATTAACTTGTGTCGATATTAGACCATCATATGTGAAGGATGATGTATAAGTCGGCGTTTTCTGAACAGCACAACCTTCATAATCTAATTCTAATGGTATCTGTTCAGTAAGAGGCCAGAAAAATTGTATCTCTAATTGATGCATAATTAATCCCACAGGTTGCGGTAGTATTTACCAAACAAACGGAAACCATTTTGCATTCTTTCCTCTACCGCACGAATACCATCGTAGTCGCATTTATAGGTATGTTTAGGACCATGGCCCATCTGAAAAAGTAAATGCTCACCTTTTGGTACTTCATTTCCATCTTTGTCTACAGGTGTCCATGTCATATCAATTTCACCTGAACTATATGCATCTTGCCATGAATCATCAACGAGGTGTTCAAATGCAAAAATCATTTCATCAAGAACATAATCCCAACGACCGAAGTGATTATCATCAACAGCATATTCATCTTCTTTGGGAGGTGCAGAGGTAGATTTTAATTGTTCAGGAACATCTTCATCACCAACAGTAGGAGCACCATGCTTAGTTTCTTTTAGTTGCTTGAGCATAGGAAGAATGATGTAGGACAATGTATGATCCATGCTCCATGTATCCCAGCGGTCAATCTTAACATGACGAACCTGTGGGTGTACAAAGTCTAGAAATTTTTGAAGTGCGGTAGTAAAAGGCAAGAGAATATCTGACAGCTTTACAATGATAGGCTCATCATAATCAATTTCACGCCAGAAGAAAACTTTTTCTAAAATAGTATATGGAGAAATCCAATGACTTCTATAGTTGGAAATGTAGATTTTCATTCATCTTTATCCATAATGTGCAACATAGTAAAAAAACCTATTGTCATCAAAAGAAAACCAAATAAGTCACCAAACCTTATAGAAAGAAAGGTAAATACAAAGAACAAAAAATAAACTAAATTATCTCTCATTAACAATGGCGGTAATCTGATGGGCAGGAATGCCAATATCATACGCCATACAATGATAGGTCATTAGCTGAATGATTCTGGCAGCTTTATTTATGAGTACACCACGCTCATGTTCACCAAATTGATTTTGAAGTATGGCATACTCATTCAACTGCTCAATGAACCTATCTATTGCTAGAGAGTCTTTAACTATCTCACTCATTGGTTATAGGAAATAATTTTAGTGCTTCTAGTTTATCTTGATATTCTGCAATATAAGCCAATTCTTTTTCAATAGCATCCATCAGGTCTGTGTGTTCTGGTAGTGCTGTAGGATTACGCAGCATCACCTCAACATTCACACGGTGCTTTTGAATATGGCTTTGAAAGTGAACCATACTCGCTTTTAATATTTCATTCCTCATTCTTCATCTCCTTCAATTAGATCATAGGTAACATCATACCCACCTTTTCGTGAGGTCCACCAATCATCATATTCGTGGTCCCAATCAATATCAACACCTGCATTCCATGCATCATCCATGATTTCCGACACACTTAATTCACCAGATGAAAGATCAGACATTTTTTGCTTAATCTCATCTTCTTCTAATTCTGGATAAACTTCACCAATGAAATCTTCAGTAATCTCAAATGTCCATTGTGAGTCTACAGAATGCCACTCATGCTTCATAACTTTCATCTATACCTCCACATACTTCAGTTTAAAATTGTCTGCACGGCTTTCATACCCATCATAACCACGAGGATTACATACGACACGGGTAGTACCAACCATATAATCAAACTCATCGTGGGTGTGACCGTGCGTCCACAATTTGATGTTTCGGTTATTCAGAATGAACTCGATAAGGTCACTTGAATAGGCTCCGTTGATTAAATGTTCCTTAGCATATTTAGGCTTAACACTTTCCTTTGTTGGTGCATGATGACCCACAACAACAAACTTGGTATCAGGATTCAATGACAAACAAGTTTTCAGTCTGGTCAAGAACTGTTCATGATCCTTCATAGCATCTTCAGGAAGAAAACGATATCCTTCACCATTTTTCTTGTTAGTTACCAAACGAAAATCATTCATTCTTTGAAGAACATTGTTAAGGGTAAGAGGATCACCTCTGTTCATATCAGTCCACAATGTACCACCAAAGAAAATAACATCATCAATACGAAGGCTCTCTTTGTCTAGGATAACGAGATTATCGAATCTAAACACCTTACGGAGTATAGGCAAAGTATTACCAAAGTCGCCATGATAGTGTTCATGGTTGCCGGCGATATACAATACCATCTTGAATTCTTTGCAGCAATTCTCAACGAAATCATAGAACTTTTGTGCCCGTAGTGCTCCATCATCCATGATAGGATCATGGAACATTTCAAGGTCTTTAGCAACTAGAATATCACCACCAAGAATCAATACATCGGCACCTTCTTCATTGCGAAGAACCAGGTTACCAAACTCAAGATGAAGGTCAGAGCAAACGGCGATTTTCATAGGTATTTGTATAATTCAAGTCGAGCATCAGTTAAGGAAGAAAACTTCTTATCTTTTATATAGATGGTCTTTGATGACATTACACGGCATTCACCAATAAGTGTATCGAATGAGTAATAGGTATTCTTACCATCAACCACTTTTGTTTTGCAATGATAGTCTTTTGCTAGACCAGAAAACATCAGCAATTCACGGAATTCATCAGATACAAGTTTACGCAGGTATGCAGCGTTCATAATGTAGACCTTTTCTCACTCAATGCTTTATTGTATCATAGCTGGCTTGAATTGTCAACTGTTTCTTTTTTGCAACACTTATGGTATCACTTTGTTAACTCTTAGCAACTGTACTTGGTCTTTTGGTGTGGCGAATATTCTAGCACGGCAAATAACCGTATTCATTGAAAAATTTTCTTCTTTGGTAAATTCAATAGCATTATTTTCCAAAAGTTTTTTGACTAATAGGTCACATAATTCCATCTTAATCTCATAATCAGCAACTATCCTATCTTCAAGTTCAGATTTTGATTTTTCTACCTGAGCATAGATGGGTGTACCTCTAACCTCTGCTATACTAACCACACTAGTCGTAGTTAAATTTGAATTTATAGGACCTATAGTAGTACCTATGGTGCCTGATGCATTGGTCATAGCCATTTTTTACATTATATGAGTTAAGTAAATTAAAAATAGATGAAACAACAAAGGCGTTGATAAAAAAATTAAAGTAAAGGTAAAAAGAAAAAAATGAAATGGCATGATATTATTTCTTCTTAATAGGTTTCTTAGGAAATTTCGTGCACCACAAACACTTTGTTGTTGCCGTATCATGAAAATACAAATTCATATCAAAATATTCTTTGCTGCATGATGTGCAGGTGAATTTGTGCATCTCAACATCTACCTGTTCGGCTACTTGTCGTTTTCTATTTAGGCGTTTAGGTTTATCTTCCATAAAATCAAGAACTGACATTGGGTTGCTCTTTTTGTAGGTAGTTTGGAGTTTCTTCTACTTGTTTTTGTATTTTAACAGGAGGTTTAACAGGTACATCTTCTGGCTTATGTCCTGCAATTACAACTAGGCAGAACAAAGCTAATGCACCAGCAACAATAAACTTCCAGAACAAAACAAAAACAAGACCAACAATAGCAATGATAATACCAAAGATTACAATATTCTCAAGGACTGGTGTTGAAACACCTAGCAATGAAGCAAAGTCAACATTCAATCCTGTTGAACTAGGAGCAGGTGGTACATTCGTTATGATCTCCACGGTTTCTTTGATTGGAGTTACCGAAGGTACATCTTCTATCACTTCTGGTGCTATGCTAATAGGCATAATAAATCCTCACTATTTTTGAAGATAACTCAAAACATAATCAATTACTTGCTGCTCATCTTCCTCATACACTTGATCTGGTGTTTTATTCTCAAATGCAAGATTAGGACTTTCCCACCATCTGTTCACAAGGTCATCACTACCTAACATAGCAAACAGCATGATATTCAGTTTTCTTTTTTTATCAGAGTCCATTGTAATAGTTCACCATACCAACAACATAAAGGAATACTATTATGCATTGAACGGTCATCAGGCTCCACTTACGCCAGTGCCAACCTAGAATAAACCACATCAGGTTACCTATTGTTTGCACATATAGGTAATAAGGAAATAAATTGAAGGCAGCCATTGCCACACCAATAATCAGTATGACTGTGGCTGACCACTCAAAATAGAATTCCTTACTCACACTGCCTCAGCGGCTTCTTTTGTTTCAACAGGTGCTGGTGTAGCAGCAGGCTTGCCAGTGTAGCAACCATTCGTGTCGAACTCTTTGAAGTTTACAAGTTGGTATGCAGACACTTTACGGCCGTCTTTGATGACCTTGATGACGCCGTTATCAAACTTACGGATGTCATAGATGAAGGTAGACAGGCGATACATCAAGGCAGACATTTTAGCATCAGCAGCAAAGGATGCTTTGATATCGTCAACAGCTACAACTTTACCGCTCAGGAGAACCTGTGCAACTTTGTTGTGAGGACGGATTTTAGGTGCTTTAGTTTTAGACATAATATAAATCTCCAATCAAGTTAGTACAATGATATCTTAACACACTTTGGATAGTATGTCAAGGGTTAAAAAGGAATTTCGCCAGATGGCTGTGGTGCTACTGGTACAGGTTCTGGTTCATTCGCTTTTGCATCAATCTTGGTGTACAGATCCAAGAATGAAGTTTTGGTTTCAGCATCAAAACGAGCCACACACAATTCAATGGCTTTCATGCGGTCACCAAAAATCTTATATGCTTTGGCAATGTGAACAAGACGGCGAGTAGAAATAATTTCATCTACGGCATTCTCATTAAACGATTTGCGAATAACATCTGCCCACTGTGTAAGCAGTTCAACAAATTCTTTGTCCTCGATAAGAGGTGTAAGAATTTTCTTTTCTGTCTTAACATCAGGATATTCTTGTTCGACAGTAATAGGGAAACGCTCAAGGAATGCATCATCAAGAATTTGTGACAGATACTTACCTTCATCAGAGCCACGACCTTTGGTGTTTGCAGTAGCAATCACATTGAAGCCAGGTGCAGGATAGACCATCTCACCATTCTTTTTGTTGTAGTATGGTTTGCCTTCTAAGATACCTTGTAGGCACATGAGTTTATTAGAACCACGGTCAACTTCATCAATCAACAGAATGGCACCTCGCTTCATTGCAACGATAACAGGACCATCACGGTTAACCACATTACCGTCAACAAGTGTAGGACCACCAAGTAGATCAGATTCATCGGTCTCAATAGAAATATTGACACGGATACATTCTCGCTTTAGTGTGGCACACACTTGTTCAACCATCAAGGTCTTACCGTTACCCGATAGACCAGTAACGAAGATAGGATAGAATTGTTTTGAGCCAATGATTTGATTCAGGTCCTTGTAGAAACCAAAAGGAACATAATCGGGATATAGACTAGGAATAGAAGGTTCTGATTCATCAATCAATTTGGGTTGTTTGAAAGCCAGTACCTGAGCAGCCAGTTCAACGGTCTCGGTTTCTTTTACCTCAACAGTAACAGGAACCTTTACCTCAACTTTGCTACCTTGAAGGACAGGAAGTTTATACTGACCACGACCTGCACGGTAAGTAGGACGAGAAACAAACCAGTATGGGAACGGTGCATCCTTTTCTGTTACCACACGGTCAATAGCATCCCGTGTAAGAATAGCACCAGGACCATATACCTCAGTGGCCGCTTCAACAAAGGCAATTGCATTACGATTCATATTCACCTCGCTCATAATCAGATTCATCAGGATACAAGTATCCCATCTTTTCCATCGTTTTTATTACCTCATCAATGGTTATACCTAGAAAGGTTGAAACTTGCCTAGGTGTATATCCATCGTCAATCAATTCCATAATTGATATCATTTGGTCTTTCATTTTACCCATTGTTTTACCTCATTGTTACCAACACCATTAATTATAATGGTTACCTGGTGAATTGTCAACAAGTTTACCTCAATGTTGTAAAAATACAACATCAAGCCCCCGGCCAACGCACGGTACCATAATTGAATGTCAAAATGTTACCTCGGGCAAAGTTGGTAGCAGGTGCATTCCAACTTGCGGCTTTGAGAATATCACCTTTCTTAAATTTCTTACCATCCTCTTTTACAATAAAAGAATGGACAGAGGTACCTTGAATAACCTTGATATATTTGCTACCTTCCTTGAAGGTTAGTTTATTTGCAAATTCCTCAATCATCCGTTCACGGACACCACAGGAAACATCATCATCCCTAGAACGGCCTTGCCATTGTTTATAGTCATCAAAGATATAATTAAGATAATAATAAATTTCGTTATTCATATATTAACCTTTTACAAAATTGTCAACGGTTTGTTGGCGGATTTGATCCATTACATTTTTGAAAACTTCCTCGCTTACATTTTGCGAAAGGACACTTACTAAAATTGAATGTAGGTAGCCAGAGGTGTAAGAATAGCCGCCCACGGTGTTATATTTTTGAACATTGACAGCCGTGAAACCTTCCAGGGTTGCTTTGGCCTCATCACGGCGGCGTTGGACTGTTATTAAACTTTTGTGCATACTTGATTCTCCGTAATTTTCACAATGTAAACCGTTGGATCAGCCTTGAATGCCCAATCTTTTTTAACATGGTCTTTGGCTTCCTCCAAGGTCTTAAAAGTGGCTCGCCAGCGAACCTGTTTGGAACGAATCTGATATTTTGTTTTCATCATGCGTCCTATCAATCAATATGGATACATTATGGGGTATCCATGCCGAATTGTCAAGGACTTTTTTTGTTGTAATTTTGACAACATGGCTACTGGACCGCTCAGGACCTAGTGGCTATGCGGTCCGACGGGAGGCTAGGAAGGGTTATAGGAGGTTTTCTGGTAGTGGTCCATATGGAGATATCAGCCAAAAAAAGAGCCTCCTATGCGGAGGCTCTGGAAATTATCAAAAAAGAAATTGTTGGATTATTAATTTTTATCCATTGGTACGGCTATTATCTTACAATTAACATTCCTAGGCAATTCTTTTTGGCATTCCTCAATGGCTTGCCTTGCTTCGGCTTGACCAAAATGATGGCCAAAAAGTGTTCCTAGGAATGCAAAGAAAAGCATTAAAATAAATGTAGGTCCATCGCTCATTATTCAATTCCAAAAGGTTTTTATCCAAAAATAGCTTGATTCATTTCATACACTTTCATTTCCTTTTCCGTGTATGATACGGCATGCCATTCACCGTCAGGTGTCTGGGCTTTTACAATATCAAAAGAATAGATAGAACCCATTTCCGTGCAATAGCCTTCAACCTCTGCAAAGCGGGTGACAGCCTTTTTATTATCCATCATGGTACCGAACCATCCATTACGGAGTTGGATACGCATACCTTTTTTAATTTCAGCGGTTTTCATAAAATCTCCTATAAAATTAACCACAGATTGTATACTCAGCAAGGGACTTCCAGTTGCCGTTCGGGTTTGCTTTGCGAATCTTGGTCACTTGGATCAAGGTACGCAGTGACAATTCCTTGACAGTATCTCGCAGGGAATTAATCAGGTTCAAGGCATCAAGTTTCATTGCCCGTGGGAACTCAGGCATGAATTCATCGGAATCAAGGATGAATTTCATCCGCTCAATTTTTTGTTGCGGTGTCATAGACAGGTCAACGGCCATTGATCGGGTGATGATGGCTTGGTCAATCTGATTGGATGACAGGTTGCTGATAAAAATAACACGGCCTTTGAATTCAAAAGTGGTAGGCAGGTCATCATCACGGAGGTCAGCACGCCATGAGATAATACGGCGAGAATAGGAATCCAATGCACCTTTGAGCAGGTTAAGGGATACAGGGTCTTTGAGGACAGAATCACAATCATCAAAAACAATCACGCCGTTACGGTTCTCATATAGTGTACGGTACAGGCCTTTAGGTGTTGAATAGCCTTTGATTACACGGTAGGCACTTTTGCTGATGGCTTCGCCAACTTCAAAATCTTCGGTCAGCGAAACATCCTGCAGGCCTGCTTGGCGTAGGGCTTGGGTTACAGTAAAGGACTTGCCAAGACCGCCAGGACCAGTGACAATGACGGAAGCCTGATCGCCAATAGCCAACATGGTAACCATGTCAGATACAAAGCCGAATCGCTCATTAATTGAAAAGCGGGACTCCACAGCAGGAGTAGGCTCTGCATTAAACTTGGTGATAGTAACGGGACCATTTACTTGGTTTTTAGTACGGCGGTAGCCTGCTTTTGGGACGCCTCTTGGCATAATCAATTCTCCATATCAAGTGTTGATAGTGCTATTATGGGGTATATCTTGCCAATTGTCAAGGATTATTTTTGTTGCAAAAGTGACAATGCCTCAGGATCATATTTTTCAATAAAAGCAACAAATTCTTTATTTGTCATTTTGTCAAGTTTTTCCATCAAGGCTTCCCATGCTAGGTCTACTAGGTCATATTCGGATGCCTTTGTGATCCAACGATCCGCATAGGTTCGCTGGAGGTGTTCTCGGTCGATATCTGATATTTTCATGGTATAAGTGTAAAGGAATTAAATTGAATTGTCAAGGGTTATTCCAGTCCTCTAGCCACTCCTCTAGGTTGTCATATTGATATTCTGCCCACTCCCAAAAGTGTTGCAATAATAGCAATGGGAGCAGGATTGTCAATCTGACAACCCATGTTAGTGTCCACTTCATATTGTAGTGGTTGCTTCGGCAGCCATCATCATGATAGCCCTGCCTGCTGCCTCTCGGGCATTGGTGCCTGCATAGTCATCGGACAGGCTATTGAAGCCACGATATAATTCCCAATTACCTGCACGGCTTACCTCTACCCGATAATCATAAGGATTGGTAAATGGGTCAGCAAGGGTCACAATACGGACCAGTCCAAAATCTTTTATCATCATATTATTCACCTATAAATTCTACAATTTCCACTACCTCACCGCTAGGGAAATACTTTTGAAAAAATGCCTCGGCTTCGGCTTCAGTATTGACACCTCTAACCGTTACCTCATACGGATAAGAATAATCACCTACATTGTACACCACACGGTAACCTAATTTTTTACCTTCAAAGGTTACCTTCGGTTTTACCGTTTTAGGTTTTCGAGGTGTTTTAGGTTTTGCCTCAGGTGCTACACCTCGGGGCTTATTTTTACTGCCTTTGGGTCTACCCATGTTAGTCTCCACTCACATTTGCATAAAGGTTAACCCGCTGCCATGCCCACAGGTCTGTTATCTTATTGAAAACAGGACCGAATAGGTAACCCGTATTGGCCACGCAGGTCTGCCAGCCACCGATAACACTTTTACAATTAATTGTCATAATTAAAACTCCTCGCCATAGTAGCCGTAATCCTCATCGGTGCCGTAGCCAGCTGAGGCCATGGCCGAATCGAAATCACCATCCATGGAATCGTCATAAGCCTCGGCCATTTGATCCATGAATTCCTCGAAAATCAATTCCACATCGGTAATTGTCATATTGAACATTTCCGCTATTTCAGCAAAGGTCAGGTCGCCAGCGGAAATTTGGTCTTGCACCTTTGATATGATATCCATTTGATAATCTCCTTTGTTTAATCAATCAGTATGGATACATTATGGGGTAAGTGGCTCGAATTGTCAAGGGCTCCATGGGTCATTTTTTGCATGGTCTTAGGATTGTCTTATAATAAGACGGTTAGACGGGAGGCTAGGAAGGGTTATAGGAGGCTCCAGGTAGGGGGTTGATATTAGACTATGGCTGGCTAGGATCGCCTCCCACAGCCCGGTGTTATCCATTTGATAACATTTCCCCCAGGAGGTGCTTCGTTGACCAATCATGGACTGCCAATGGATACATTATGGGGTATCCACCGGCAATTGTCAAGGATTATTCCATTAATCCTCGCTCTAGCATTTCCGACAATAGTTCCGCATCCGTCAGGTCTCTCCAGCCCTTGACACCAAATTCTAGTATATTTGACAAGTATTCAAAATCCCGATTGGCTATACATTCCGTTATGGTATTGATATCATCATCCAACAAGGCATCAATGGCCTTTTCACGGTTAAACATTTGATAACACTCCTTTAGGTTAGGCTACTAGGTTGTCATATTGCAAAGTGGGTTCAGGGAATATAATTTCCCCATCATATTCCAACTGGTCCTTTTCAAATTGTGAAAGGTAGCGGTCATTTTCGATTGACCAATCGATAACATATTCCTCAAAATAATTGTCGGAAATTTCCACTGAGGTTCTTGCAATATTGAAAACTTCCTGAAAATCCACATCTACAGGAAGGCCCAGGACTTTATACTCTGAGCCGCCTTTGGCTTTCCAATACTGCGGGCATTCGCCTTTGCCGTCCCAATCGTGGGCGCCGTAATTTTCGTGGACTTGGGTGCGGATCACTAGCATCATGGGAATCTCCTTTAATCAATCAATGTATGGATACATTATGGGGTATCCATGCCGAATTGTCAAGGGTTTTAGCCGTTATAGTAAGCCTCAGGTAAAAAACCTTTTAATCGGTCCTCTGGCACGGATGCCAGTAATTCCTCCAAGGCTGTATAATCCTTGTCCTGGATATCTTTTTCAATTTGGTCAATTACGGAATTAATAAGGTTTTCTTTGGTATTCATTTGATAACACTCCTATAGGTTAGTGGTTACTATTTTATTAATTATGCAGCCTTGAGCATAATTGTCGGAAACTTAACAAAGCCGCTGGTATCTTTTTTTGCTTTGCCTTTTGCATACAGGCCAACGATAACACCTTTAGGATCAAGGAAGCGGAGGTCGGAATCGTCACCATTGAATACAGGCAGACCATTGTAGGACTCAGGCATTGGTTCGGTCTTTTTGATGCCGAACACCGTTGCCACATTATAGCCTTGCTGAATGGCTTTGAGGACATCCAGGTCATTGCCATCGGCAGCGGAGAAGGTCAAGTGGTAGTTAGGAATGCCTTTCACTTTGCGACCAAGGATTTTGGTGTAATCATAGAATTGGACATCAGGGAAAGCGGCAAAGATATTAGCATAATCAACACCATCCACGGTGACCGAATACTTTTCAAAGGACAGGTCAGAGGTGCCATTCAAGCGGAAAACAGGAATCAAACCAAGCTTAGCCGATTGTTTAATCGCCAGCTTAATATCTGCTACAAGCCATTCCATGAAACCTTTTCGTTCCTCAAAGAAAAATAAGGTCTTGCGGATACGGGCTTGTTGGATAATGTTAGTGGTCTCGCCTTTTTTAAACATTCCACCACGACCAGCGGTATTAAGACAGGCAGCCGTGCAGCCAGCGGTCCGCTTCGGGCAGGTCTCAAAGCCAGATAGGTTAGCAGGTGCAAGGTGCAGGATATAGGTGTTATAGCCTTGCTTAGTGCCTTTGAGAATCTTAGGATTGCCTGTGGATAACAATTTCATAACATTTCCTCTCAATCAATCATTAATCAGTATGGATACATTATGGGGTATCCACTGGCAATTGTCAAGGGTTATTAGGCTTTTCCTAAGATATCATCAGGACCCATATAATAGACCATGGTCATAAAGTCCGTTGTTACTCTGACAACCGCAAGGTCCGTTGTCATTTCAGCAAGGAGTCCAACGAAAATTTCACCATTAGATTCAAATTTGACAAGGTCGCCAGGTATAGGTTTTGTTGTCATTATCGCACCTTTTTACGGAACACCGCAGCCACTTCACCATAGCTAATTTGCAATTCCATGGAGATATAGTCTATGGTGTCAGGTTGACAACCTTTCGGATCACCTAGTTCCTTAGCCATGGCCAATATCATTTTATCAATTGTTTTCATTATAGCAATCCTTTCTGGTATTTCGAGCCATCAAACCATAAGCAAAAAAGTAACACCCATACAACCATTATTGATCCAGCAACCATTTCAAAAGAATATCCATATAGGTGTTTCATTAATAGTCCAACAAGTAAAGGACCACCCATAAAAGGACTCATTAGAATAAATGTCCATCCGATAATCTTTTGCATTATAGTGCCATTCGTTTTATTCATCATGGATACAGTATAGAGGAATGCCAGGGAATTGTCAATGGTAATCCACAGGTTTTGTGCGGATTCTTGCGGAATTCTGCGGTATTATCAAGGTGTTAAAAAGTGGGGGAAAGTGTCGCATGATTCCTCGCTGGTTCCTCTGGGGATCAGGTCTTTGCATGAGCCACCGAGCCATCCTTTCAGAATTTATACTGGCAGGACAGGTTCAGAGGGTCTCAGAGGGGTTAAAATACTGGCATTGGGTATAGCATAGTGGCCCGAAAAAGCCTCGGAGATACCCTTCTGGCAGGAATCTTATCAGAAGGACACTCTATTGCAATAATGATAACATATAGTGCAGGAGTGGATTAGAGCCTCGGATGTCCAGTGCTATGGTGTAATAATACAGATATACCCCCGAATTGTCAATGGTATATACCAAAAAAAGTCCTTAGCATTGCACTAAGGACTGTTAGTAATATTACTATGATTATGCGTATACTTTGGTGATGGTGACAGGAGAAGGTTTACGGGCTGCCTTTTTTGCTTTTGTTCCCACTTTTGGTGCTTTGAGAGCGGCCAGCTTGGCTTCCATTTTGGCGATTCGGGCAGCCTTTTTGGCTTCACGGTCTTGGATTTTCAGGTCCCGCATGGCAGCCTTGGATTCTGCGGCTACATTTTTTGCAAAGTACAATTCGGCTTTGAGGCGTTTTAAGGTCTCACGGTTTGCCTTCAGGTTGGCCATAGTGGTGGCAATATTGGCTTTGATGGAATCAACGGTTGTCATAATGTAATCTCCTAATTAATTAATGTGGATACAGTATAGCGGCTTTGGTACCAATTGTCAAGGGTTAATCTTCAATTTCCCAGCCGTCTTCCTCGAGGCTGGAAATGTAGTCACTCAGATAACACCGGTAGGCTACAGGATCGCATTCCCGTAGGATCGTGGACTTATTAAACTCAATACCTGCTACCTCCACGGTACCTTCACAATCCAAGGCATCCTCGAACATATCCACAGCGGTTGCATAATCGATAACATTCATTTTGGGCTCCTATCGTCCATTGCATCCTTGATAATAACTACACTTGCAAATAAAGCAAATATTACAATGATAATCTCAGCGGCATCCATATGTTATCCTTTTATTATTGGCACAGGCTGATCAGGTCACAGGCTACCTCATAGGCACCGCTACCCACGATGGAGGCTACGGTGAGGACGGCTTTGTGAAAATAGGCACCGAACAGGATTGATACGGAAATGATAATTGCTTGCATTTTGGTTCTCCTTCGTTTTCTTCACTGTATGGACACAGTATACAGGCAACGGTGCCAATTGTCAAGGGCTTTGTGGTACTTTGTGGGTTCTGAGGTGGCTTGGGTGTTGCTGGAAGGATAAGGTTTGGAGGACTTAGTGAAATTAAAAAAAAGGGTTGGAGGTCAAACCCCTAGACCCGTAACTAGAAATCTGGAAGTGGAACCCATGGAAACCAAAATTTTTTCCGGAGCGGAATCAGAGGAATTTCGAATTTTTCCCTACAGTACCTACAGCCATCCACAGAAACACCATAGCAACTCTTAGGGAATTCAGGCTTCTTTTGAGGTAATACAGTCTATACTTCAGAGAGGTTCTCATTAGTCTTATGCATTGTCAGGTATATTGTATTTTCTTTCGTACTGTGAGTGATGTCCTATAGTCTCTGGTCCAGGATACATTACATTACTCTCTACAGGCAGACCAAAGCATTTACGAATATTCTTTCGGTCAGCTTGAGAACCACAGCAATCTATACACTCTTGTATAATCAACTCGGCGAATTTTTTACACTCGGGCATATCCCAGTGTCCGATGCCAAAGCCATCTTCCATGTATCCAGCCTGTACGGCAAGTTCTCTGATTCGTTTATTCATTATTCTAGTCCAAAGTGTTGTCTGATCGTTTTATCAATTCTACGCTGATACTGTTCATCAGTAAAGGTAAGAGGAAATAATGAGGCACATTCTTTCACTATTAGCTCGGCGAACTTCCAATATTCAAAATGGTCAGTATGAGGGCTGCCAGTTTTAACATAACATTGTTCGGCAAGTTCTTCAATTCTCTCGTTCATCATTCAACTCCAAAGTGCTGCTTGATAGCTTTCTCAACAAACACAGTACCATCATAGTTCTCAGAGATACCACTGGTCTTTAGTGTGTACTCTCTGGCTACTCTTGAGGCTTCTGTGATAATTAACTCAGCTAACATCTCAATCCTATGTTGGCAATCTTCTGAGATATTTTTCTGTAGACCATGATTACGCATGATCTCTGATATTCTTTGGTTCATTTTTTGGTTCATTTTGTGGACCACTCGCAGGTGATTTGGTTACCTTGTATGCAATCTTTGAAATTTCCTGTCGGACTTGGTAAAGCTCGTATGATGATGGGTGATTGACAACCAGAGAGAAATAGGGCGGCCAACAGTAGAAGTCTGGAAGGCGGGTACAACCATTGAGGGATCGTCATAGATTCTTTAAGGTAGACCAGTGTTTAAGTTTCTCTCTCTTAGCTCGAACATAATGTTGGAGACGAAGTGGTTTGATTATTCCTTGCTCAATACATAGGTCGATCATACACTGAAGGTCACCAAGTTCTTTGTGTAGCGTTTCGATACTTGATTCATTGGTGATAGGATTGTGATTGTCAATCCCGAATCGATGGATTTTTGAGACGGCTTGGATGACTTCAGCAGCTTCTTCTTGCAGAATGACTAGGGTTTCATTCATTTGTAGGTGTTCACATCAAAGATAATAAAAGCACCGGCGCAAAACCAGAACAGACCGACGACCCAATCTCCAACGACTAGATTGAGTAGACCACAGAACATATTCATTCCACCAATGGTATAACCAATTCTTGTTCTGTTTTGCAGAAACCATTCAACAATCTTTTCTTTCATAATTAGATTATCCCAAATTCATTTTTGATTGCTCGGATGTAAACATCTGCACTCTTACCATAATTGAAGCCTGCAGGAATATTATCTTGTTCTCGCATGATTCTAAACACTTCCTCTAGAATCAATTTACCATAATCATCAACTTCATCTGCTTCTGCCCAGCCAGCAACAAAGTAATGCCTAGGAGTCTCATTATCAATGTAATTGAGAACTCCGGCATCGACAGCTAACTCAGACAACTTACGATTCATATTTTTATCGGCCACACACAGCTAGAATGTCTGTTGCACTCATTCCTTTTTCGATAGCCTTAACATGGCACTCATGGGTATTTGAATTTGAGTTCATAGCAAGACCAAACAGCATTGCAAAGAAAAGCAAAAAGCCTGCAACAAAAGCGATAGTATCAAAATGTTCCTTCATGATTTACTCCTGATTAGTGGGGGTTGATTTAAATGCACGATGCATAGACTTTCTCCATTTTACTTTCTGTCTCTTGGGGAGAGCATTGTAAATTGTACGAAAGTGCTTATGTTCTTTCTCATCCTTTACATAACTAAAAAACTTCGGTAATGCCATATTAGTTCTCCGCTATTAGTGTTCTACTTTTTACATCCCAAAAATGTTCAATAGCTTTCTTTGCAAAAGTTGCATCTAGGTATTGTCCTAAATGTCTTTCATCATCAGCCGCAAGATAGGTATATTCATTGACATATACTACAGCAAACCAGTTCTCTTGTAAAGCGAGTTTTGAAGCTTTGCCACAAATCTTGCCAGTCGCTTCTTCATAATAGTAATAGGTTTCTGCTCCGTAACTTCTAAGTTGCCAATTATACATACACATCCACTTTCGTTGCTGAAACTACTATTTCATGTTGCCTCTCTTGATAGGCTTGCATCTTTTCTTTTTTCATTGCCGCTTCTAAACGATCCATCTGATCTCTGTAATCTTCTATACGGAGATTACGGCGTAACTCTAAAAGATTGACATACGCATTAATCTTTGCTATGTTCATTTTTGTTTTCCTTTACTGCTTGTAATAGGTCTAATAGTGAGTATGATGAAGTACCCCAATAATCAGAATCTATAATAGGTTCTGTGTTTGCTTGTGGATCTGATTGTTTAAACGGGATGATGTTGGATTGTAGATTCTTTAGGCTCATAATGTTTATCACATAGAGTTCTTACCCAACTAGTCGGTCTTAGTTCTCCTCTATTACCGCATACTTCACAAATGTGATAAGACATTCTTTCTGCTAGGTCAATAGCACCATCAGCATAACTGTTTGTATTATCAGCATAGAACCTCAGACCACCAAACTTTTCTTTAATCTGAACAACTCTAGGAAACTCATCTCCTGCACGATGATAGATGATTCTAGAAAGTTCATCAACCAGAGAAAACCATCCTTTGTCTATGTAAATACCACAATAAGGATCTCCATACATCTCAGGATAAACCTCTTTGAGATATTCTACAAATTTGTCAAGATTGTCAATAGCATCAATGTCCATAATACTCTAGTGTTCTCCGTGACACTTCTATCCACATCATACTAACTTCTTGAAAGTCATACATGGCTTTATATTCTTCAGTGACTTGATATGATTCAAGCCAGACAGTGTACTCATCTACCTTTGTTGGTAGAAACGCAAACTTGTTTCGGCGTCTGATATCACCAACTTTAGGTTCTGGTCTTTTTGTTAACCATCTCATGATTAAGCTCCATCATATGGATTTAGATACTCATCTACTTTCTGATTTGCTTCTTCAAGTGTTAATGCATAAACAGTAAATGCCATTATACCTTTTGCATTGATAGAAATAGTAAAAGGTACAGGACCACCACGAAACTCAAAATCTTCAGGTACAGGTCGTAGGATACGAAACTTCTGAGTCTGTTTCATTCGGTCAATGATTTCGCTGGTAAGCTGGCTAGGTGTTTTATCAGTCATGGTCATAGTATAACAGATAGGAGATTAATTGTCAAGCTTGCTTTGTGAATCACCTGGCAATACTCGATAATTATCTTCGACAGAATCTGGTGTTGATACTTCGATAATTGTTCCTTCTTGATGGCAAACTAACTGATGCGGCATCAGTGGAGGATTATGCCAAACAGCACCCGCAGATAATCTAGAATGTTTTATTGTTGCATCTTTTGTGTCTATCCAATTTACTTGAAAGTCACCAGATAAGACATACCAAGTTTCATCTTTCTCAGCATGAAAGTGCATACTGAACTTTGCATCTTTTTTAAAGTGCATCATCTTACCACAATACTTATCGTTGGTTGCCCAGATTTCTTCGTGACCCCAACCTTTTTCTACTTTACCGGATAATCGCATCATTAATTTCCTCTAGAGATGGTGCATAGACTCCTAAGTGTTTTACTGTAATTGATGCTGCACAATTTGCAAACTGGATAGCAGCTTCTATATTGTTATTCATTGTGTGATAGTATGCAAGAGCAGCAAGAAAGGTATCACCCGCACCACATACATCTGAAACTTCTACTAAAGGAGCAGGATACAAAACATCCTTATACAAAGCTCCTTCTTTTCCTTTTGTTACAATCAAGTTTCTGTGGTAAGACCTGAGTGCTTTACTTTCTTGTTCATTGATTTTCACATATATTTCTCTTTTTGGCCAAATATGATCAAACCGTTCGATATCCGTTTTCTTTGTATCAATAAAAATAGGACCTTGGTAGTAATCTATAATTTCTTCTATTGCTTCATAACTCAAAGAACCTTTATCATAATCTGAAATGATGACACAATCTGGATTGTATTCTTTTATAGTTTCTTTAGATACTCTTATTGATTCGGAAATATTATTCTCGTCGATGCGTAAAAGCTGTTGACCACTTCTTTCATCAATAATTCTTGTTTTTACTGAAGCAACATTACCAGTTATATATTTTATATTGCAGCCGAGTTTGTTTAGATTCTCTGCAACATTTGATGACATGCCTCTTTTTGTTTCTTCACGAACAAAGTCAAACACGGGAACTGGTGCTTCGGGATTAATTCTTGTTACAGTGCCATATTGATAAACATCAACACAGTCATCACCGTAAAGTAATACGCTTAATCGTTTCACTTGTAGAGTATCCTTTCACCAAATCAAAGAAGATGATTTCTTTACATACATCTTGACCAACAATATCTTTGCCAATATAGTCTGAACCTTTTACCATTGCATCATGCTTTGATATTAGTTCACGAAGGTCATCATCAGTTTCAAAATTCGCAACAGCATCAACCACTTTCAAGTGCATCAACATTAACATTCTGTCAACACAAGTATTGATTGGTCGTGTAGCACCTTTTAGTCTTTTAACTCTATCATCAGTGTCTACAGCTACAGTAAGAAAGTCACCTTGTTCTTTTGCGAACAATAACATTTCAAGGTGACCTCGATGTAGAATATCAAAGGTACCATTAACAAATATTTTTCTCATTCTTGATATAGTTTTTTCTGCTTATGGCTTTTCTCTTGCATGGTTTCTTCCTCAAAGAACTTTCTAGGATTACCACACATAGAACACTTGGGATCACCACAATTAAAAATATGTACTTTGTGGGCACGATGTGGCTGAAGCAAATATCGCCACTTGTGCATAGAATTATTTAATTTATGATATCCATAATCTTTAGCTAATTGAAGTTGCTTCTTTACATGATTTTCTTTTTGCTGAATTCGCTTAGAGTGTTTTTCTTTAGCTTCTTGATCCATCATATTATTCTGCCAAAAATATTGGGGAAGAACCTTCATGTACAAAATCTTCTGCTAACTTTTCTGCTTCATTAATTCTCATTTCACTTACTCTTTGTATATGTTTTCCATCAACAAAGAAATCAATCATGTAAGTATTTGAGAATTTAGATACAGTCGCTTTTCTATTGTCAATCTGAAACTCCGATAGTAGCATTTGGCACTCTCCTTTGAATCGACTCCCACCGATAGGCAGTAGAGATTATTTCTTCTAACCCATATTTCGGTTTGAATTTTAATATTTTTTCTGATCGTTCAACATCTTCACATACTAACTTGGCAGGATCACCTGGTCTGCGGTCACTGTATTTAATCTTAAAATTAATTCCTGTAACTTCTTCTACCACTGTAATAACATCCAGAACAGAATAACCTGTACCAGAACCGAGATTAAAAATGCTAGAAGTTTTACTTTCATTTAGAAACTCTGCTGCCTTTACATGAGCCTCTGCTAAGTCAGATACATGTATATAGTCTCTTATACAGGTGCCGTCAGAAGTAGGAAAATCATTACCATAAACAGTGAAATCATACAGGGTAAGAATACGAGGAATGAGATGTGATTCAGGATCATGATTCTCACCAAACTCCCCATCAGGATCAGCACCAGCAACATTGAAGTACCTAAGAATAGCACTGTTAACTCCCTCTTTATTAGCATCTTTCAGAATAGTCTCACACATTCGTTTTGTTTGACCATATACTGATTCTGGATTCTCAGCAGCACAAGAAGATGAGAATACAATCTTATTACAATCATATTCTCTCATCAGCTTTAGGATATTGATTGTACTAGAAACATTGTTCTCATAATAATAAGTAGGCATTTCTTCACTCTCACCTACTTCTATAGAACCAGCAAGATGAAAGACAATATCAAAACTAAATTTGTCATCATCAAACATTTTACCATACTCTATCTCATAGAGAATATGGTCATAGTTTCTTATATCGGTATGAATGTACTCATCACAATATTTTGTTGCCATGAGTTGCGATGGATGTTTTCTATCCATCACAATCACATAGTAACCATTTTTCTTTAACTCTTTCTGGAGATGATGACCAATATAGCCAGTACCTCCAGTAATCAAAGCTTTCTTCATGCAATCAATCCAATAAATTTAGTCAGAACGGTACGATTAACAATCTTACCTGTATTGTACTTAGTAAAGGCAGAAACAAGACTACGGGTAGTTGTCGATTTTACTTCAAGTTCACTATCATCGTCAACATCAGTTTCGGCACGAATCAAATAATATTCATCATAGCCACCAGTAGTGCAAACAATGCTCTTTTCTTTCATGAAAGTATCACGCAGAGCCTCTTTGTTTGCTGTTGGAGGATATAGTCTGCCAATTACATATCTGGAATCTTTTTTGTCTAACAAATAGAATCCAATAATGTTAGTGTTTGTAACTTGTTTTAAAATCTTAAGTGCAGCCTTTGTATAGTTTTCGGTTGCGCTATCTTCAATTTTTTCAGACACACCGCTTTTTACATGTCGAAGAATACCTTTTACTTTTCCACTAGATCCAAAATAATTATATTCATCAGATTTAGTCATGAATTTTCTTTGAAGGTGATGTCCTTCACCATCTGTCAAAAATACAGTATTCACAATCTGTAGTTTGTTTTCTTTTTGAAACTCTGGAATGATTTTCATTGCACAGAAAATGGTTTCATTTAGTGGTGTGTAGTGCATACTCATCCAGTCGGGGAGGTCTGCGGTGAAATGTCTACGACCACTAGGATTATGAGAACCTTTAAGTAATGCAGATGCCATATAAGTCATCTCACTAGAACTCATCTTACTTGAGAACAAATTCAATAGGTTAACTTTCTTCAACATAATATCGCCATCATTATAATTTACGGCAGTATATGAATCAAATTTTCCAGCAGTACCAGTTTCATCATAGAAGCGAGTTGAGAATGCATACACCTCAAAAGGAATATTTACTTTCTTGCAGAAAAGAACCAGATTCAAAAGTTGCTTAATTGTTTGGTGAAGATTGTCTGACATAGAACCAGACCAGTCCATGAACATGACAAGACCATGTGATTTACCGCCAGGAACAACAGTCAATCTTTTGAAGATATCGTCATTGAATTTGTATGAATAAACCTTGCTCATATTGAGTTCACCAGTTTTTGCAACAGATGCTCGTTTCATTTGATCTGCGTTTTTACGGAGTTCAAATTCTTTAACAAGATAAGAAACTACTTTTCCTGATTTTGCACGGAACTGATTGAATGTTGCAGGATTAGCATCATGACACCAAATGCTCTTTTTGTGTCTTTCAATGATATGCTTGAATGGCACAATAATTTTTTTCAGATCAATATTCTCAGGAATGTTTCCATAAACATAATCAGCACCATTGGCATTGATTAGTTCTTTCTCGTTTTTACGGAATGCATCATCGGTATGAGATTTAAATTCATTATCAATATTATTATCTTCAGAATTTTTACCACTCTCATCTTCAGATTCTTCATCTTCAGCTTTTTCATTTTCTGGTGAAGCATCGACACTGTTTGATTCTTCTTCACTTTCAGATTCTTCAGAATCATCCCAATCATCATAATCAAAAGAATCATCTGAATCGGTTTCATCAGACCATTCTTCGCTTTCTTCTCCTTCACCATCAGAGGCTCGTTTTTCCTGTTGTTTTTTCTTTTCTTGACGATACATCTCCATGATCTTTTGTGAAAGAACAACAACCTCTTCAAATGTTTCTAGTTCTTCCATTTCACGGACAATAACCATTTCTTCAGCATTGAACTTAATGCCTTGAGATGCACCAACTTTGAAATGCATATTCAGGCGATCTAGAATGTTCATGGCATTCAGATCAACACCTTTGGTTTGAAAGAAATTGCGGGAAACAAGTTCACGATAGGCTTTTGAGAAAGAAGCACGAAGGCCAGGATACTTGCGTTTGATTAGTTTTTCAATTCGTGCATCTTCTACAACATTAAGAATAGACCTAGGAATTTTAAGATCGATAATCGAATCGTGCCAACCTTCTGCTGGTGTATTCAATGCATGACCAACTTCATGACCAATGAAAAGGTCATACAGTTCAGGAGTTAATTCATCCTTGAGGATAGGAACAACAAGCTTGCGTTCCTTTGTATTGAAATATGCGGTAGGAACATTTTTATGTTCAACAATCAGGTTTTCTGTCGCCAGAAGTTTAGCGAGTTGAGTTTTGGATTCTTGAGTTGTTAACATTTTGATATCTCTCTATTGAAGATAAGACATTATCTCACAAAACAAACCATTTGTCAATAGCAAACCTGATTGTTGTTTTTTATGCAACAGCACTTATCACAACGACATTACCAGCTTCGTCTACTTTTAGGTCAAAGTTTATTTCTGTACCTTCGCCCCATCCAAGTTCCTGTAGCATTTGATCTGGAAATTCTATGTATACATCTCCACTACCATCGTTACAATCTTTTACTGTCGTGGTATATACTTTTGGATTATCCATTTGCGACCTTTTGTTTTAGTTCTTCATAATAATCTAAATCTTTTTGCCACTTTGACATAACAGCCCACTTCTTTACAATTTCTTCGATTTCTGCCAAGGCTTCGATTTGTTGGTCTGCGATTGTTTTGGTTTCCATGTAATTCTCCTTAATGATAAAAGTCACTTCGATCAGTCATAAAAATCATTTTCTCTTTTTTCTTTTGAGCCATAATTTCAACCATTTCTACAAAGGTATCATATTCCTCCTGTGACATTTCTTCAATCATTTCTCCCATTTCTTCAAGTAGAATAAGTTCTTCATCGGTGAAGTTCTCAAGCTCATTCAAATTTAAGTCCAACATAGCCGTTGTTCCTTTCATCATAAATTGTAGACAAACGATTTTTTGCAAGTTCAAAAACTTCAGGAACAATTTCTGCTCCAGTCCATTTTCTACTAGCATAAACACATGCTTCTGCGGTACTACCCGATCCCATGAATGGATCAAAGATTAATTCACCAGGATTTGTGTATGCATCAATAAAATGATTCAATAATTCGGTAGGATAGTTGTCAACATAGGTTTTATATGGTTTGACAGGATGTTCTAACACATCAGGAATAGCAAGGTCACTAAATTCCTCCCGAGAAAACTGTTTTCCGGGGCGCTTGAAGGTTAAAACAAAGGAGTAGTTAAAACGATATAGATTAGCTGCCTTTGATCTGACCCATATTTTTTGACTTTTATGTACCCATCCCAATTCTTCCATTGTTTGGGTCACAAAGGTGTGCTTTTTGATGATTTTTCCACCAGATTTTCGATCTCTGAGAACAATTGTAACGACATTATTGATTGGTTTGAGTTTGGAGAAGGTGTCATACATCAAATTTTCCCATTTTCTCATGGTTTCATCTGGATTTTCACCAATTTCATCAAAATCCGGGGGTGATGTAATGACATAGTGATACTGGAGACCCCGATCCAGGGTCTTTAAGCAGTCCTCATTATATAAAACACATTCATCCATAGGTGCGAACATCAATTTTCTCCTTATGTTTCACTTTTCGGGTATATCGTACATCGATTGTATGTTTTTGTGGGGCAGGAATAGGTGTACGACAGATCGGCTTTGGTATTTTCACATGTATCTTCATTTTATCGCCTCATTCTGGCAATATCTTTTGCTTCGGTATCATTAAAAACAGGAACAGCGTTAGACTTGTGCAAAGTACCAACACCTAGCATTTTGTCGCCAGTGTATTGTGTAACTTTATCTTTTCTGTTCCAGTTTGCAACCTGTACGCCTGTGTCTACTGAAGGATATTGCTTAGGATTTCGTTCCGCAGGGATAACAAGCTTAGGCATTTTGTTGCTAGTTTTGAAAGTTGATTTTGTTATCTTAGTAACTTTTGGTGAAGTACCAATACCAACTTTACGGCACCACGCATCATACTCAGCTTGTTGCACTTTTGTCAACTTCTTTGATTTTGATTTGCGAATGTAGCCATAAACTATCATAATGATGTCCTCAATTAATGAGACTATATTATATCAAGCTAGGAACGAATTGTCAAGGATTATTTTGTTTCAATATTTGTAATGACGATCATCATCTTCATGGCGGTTTTCATATTCCCATTGCCTTAGCTTTTTCTTAACTTCACCATGCTCTTTGGATTTGCGTTTCTTTCTTGAACTTTTAGCAAATTCAAAATCGTCACCGTAATCATTATTTTTACGGAATTTACCAGCAAACTTAGTCATTTGATTTTATGAACTCCATTATTTCATTAGTAGGAACTTGATGCCTTTCATTTTACCTTCAGGCGAGGTTTCTTTATCTCCGTTTTTAGATATAAAGATTATTTCGGAATAAGGATAGCACATTTGCACTATCTTGAGTAATTGACATGCAGTACCGTCAGCATCATTATACATAAAAACTTCATCCACAAATTTTAAGTGTTTGACGATCTCTGATCGAGAGTTGTAGTTTTGAATAAAGCCTTTGTCATACTTTGTTAGGTAAATATCGGAGTGTACGCCGACAATTAACCAATCGCCTTTTGATTTAGCTTTTTTTAAAAAATTGATATCTGATAATTCTATAGGATCAAACGCACCAATTGTTACTATTATTTTTTCTTTTCTTAACTTCATGGTAACATGTTAGGAAAACACTCCTTGACAAAATTATAAGTTAGTCCTTTTACACCTAAGTCTTTTCTCATTATTCCTATAATAACTTCTGATTCTCTTGGTTCTAAAGATTCTAAAAGTTGAATCAATAATTCATTTTTTCTTTGCTCATTCAAACTCAATGATGTTGGATGTCCTTCCTGAAACAGATAGATTCTTCGCAATTCCGTCCCGAGATGAGCAAAAGAAACTCCAGGTAAAGTATCAGGAACTTTATAATTATCCGGTACTTCTTTTACTGTCCATTTATAATCTGGATGAAATGCATATTCTAATACTTTTACAAAAGTAGGAGAAAGATTTTGCTCTATTACTTTTTTTCTATCTGCTTTTGTTTTGGCTTCTTCAAATTCATCAAATATTTCATATATATTTTTCATTAAAATTCCTCAATTACATCCATCAAGTTTTTTAGTCTATATTCAATAAAGTAATTTAATAACTTACTTCTTGAGGCTGGTTTTGTTTCTTCATAAGTATTTATGATTTTTTCTTTTATATCGCCTGGTATAAGTCTCAGATCAATCAATAGTTGATTTCTAGTGAAGCCAGTATTTGCAGTGGATTCATATTCACTATAATGTTCAGCCAAAAACTTTTCCAGTTTACCTTTTGTGATAGGTGTCTGGCGTTTATCTAAAACGAAACAGTCTGAAGATGACAGTATGTTAGGAATACCATCGCCTTTGTCGCCTTTGATGATTTTTTCTTTGAGATCAATTGCCGGATTTTCAGAAATAACAAATTTCTTCATTGCAGGATTATACTGCTTCACTTTGTATTTACCGTTTGCATTATATGCTTGAAGTTGAAGAAAATCACCATCACTGGAGATAATAAGAATATCTTCATGCATAATATGACGAGGTACAAGTGTGCCAATGATATCGTCGGCTTCGGCACCATCAACATCAATTACTTTATATGGAAAGTTTTCTTTGAGTTCTGCTTTTAGTTTAGATAGAATATCAAATATGAGGTGCCAATCGAGATCAGACTTTTCTCTGGCTTTTTTGCGCCCAGCCTTGTAGAAAGGAAAAATAGATTTACGCCAGTAGTTACGATTATCGCAACAAAGCACTATCTCGCCATATTCTTTAAACTTGTTGGTATGAGTTCTTAGAACATTTAATACTAGATGGCGAATAAGTCCTTCTTCAAGCTTGACATTTTTTTGTGATGCGAGTTGTGCCATAATGCCAGATAGCAGAACTTGATTTAGATCAATTAGTATCATGATAACACTCTATAGTCAGGAAACTACAGTCTACTCTATTTCCTTCAATTTGTCAAACATATTTTGGATGAAATCGCTGGAGGTAGTTGTTTTTTTAGCAACTAATCCATAGAAGTCACATTTTATAACTCTAGAAATATATTCCAAAGGTTCAATCAAAATAGCCTCAAACAGATCGGGATCTATAGGATATCCTTCATTGTCTTGTTTGAATAAAACAATGTGATACATGTTTCCCATATTACATGCGTCAACATCTTCACCTGGTGTTTTGTATTTTGCTGCTTCTACTTTCACCATATCTTCTTCTGGTCCAGGCATGAAAAAGACTGCATCAAAATGATCATCCTTCAGTTCTCTCAGAAATTCTAGCATTGTATGCCTTAATATGTGATTTTCTAACTCTTACCATTATCCATACATTGTAATAGTCATTACTTTCCATTACACCACGAACAAACTGCTCTTTTGCTTCTAAATATCCACATTCGCCTTTTGATTTACACAAATGTAATATCTGACGGGAGAAGTTTTCTTTCCCGTGTAGTATAACATCATTTTGTAGTTCTGCGTTAGAGCCATAGTAAGTTTGCCAATCACTAGCTACTTTCACTTTTTTCTTTTTACCTTTGACTTGTTTGGTTTTGGCAGAATAGAAAAATTTCTTGCCTATATATTTTCTTTTATTCGTAAGATTTATAATCTCGTAGACGAATCCGTAATTATCACCAATCAAGTCTTCCGTAAAATCTTCGTTATTATATTTCCAATTTAATTCCATTCTTCATCATCTTCAGAGTCCTCATCTTCTATATATTCTTCTTCAATTTCTTCGATGAGTTCTCCGCAGAATGGGCAATGCTCTGGATATTCTTGAGACACAAATTCCTCTGTATAGTTGATTTGATAGGATGATTCGCAGCTATGACATTCTGCTGTTATTGTTTTATCGTTCATTTGATTTCCTTAGTGTGCCCAAACATCACCCCAATCGCCAGCTAGAGCACCTTTTGCATAGTCTGTTGCTCTATTTTCAAAGAAGTTGGTGTGTGTTGGTGCGTTAATCATTTCTTCTACCCAAGGTAGAGGATTTCTTTTGACTTTATTGATACCTTTTAGACCAAGAGAAATTAATCTTCGGTCAGCAATATAACGAATGTACATTTTCACATCATTTGCAGATAAGCCTTCAATACCTCCAGTGTTAAATGCAAGGTCAATAAACTTATCTTCAAGTTCAACCATCGTTTCTGCAATTTTATAAATTTGAGACTTCAAGTGATCATTCCATATTTCTTTATTTTCTTCAATATAGGTACGGAACAATTTAATCATAGACTCGGCATGTTGTGTTTCATCTACAATTGACCATGTAACAATCTGACCCATACCTTTCATCTTACCTTGGCGTGGGAAGTTAAGTAGCATGATAAAGGAACTGAATAATTGCATCCCTTCGGTGAAAGCAGAGAATACTGCAATATTAGTAGCAGTAGTAACAGCATTGCTATTCTGTGAGCTAATATCAAGGATGTAATTATGTTTTTCACGCATAGCCTCATATTCTAAAAATTCATTGTATGTAGTTTCAGGCAAGCCTAGTGTTTCAATTAGATGTGAATATGCAGCAATATGTAATGCTTCTCTTGCAGCAAAGCCAGCTAACATCATTCTTACTTCAGGCTGAGGGAAATAAGGTAGGTAATTATTAACATAGCCACCTGCAACATCAATGTCACCCTGAGTAAAAAATCTGAATATATGAGTGAGAAAGTTTTTCTCAGAATCAGTAAGTTTCTTTTTCCAATCCTTGACATCCTCAAGCATCGGGACTTCAGTGTGTAACCAGTGTGATTGTTCATGCTTTAACCAAGCTTCGTATGCCCAAGGGTAATTAAAAGGTTTAAAGTAATTTCTATTTTCTGTTAGTTTTTGTTGTGGTGCTTTTTTGATCATTTATTTTTGTCCTCTATTCATACATTACTGTTTCTGTGTCGCCCAAGCTCCATTTTGGATTTTGTTCAACGACATATTTCTTTGTGCAAACTTTAAAGTCTGGAAACTTTAGTTGCTTTGGATTACTTGCTGCATCCAAGAATAAACAACGGTTGTTTGGTTGTGCAGCATACTGCCCATTGTCTAGTTCAATAAAATTATAACTTTTATGATCTTCAGGCCACTCAGCATAACTCGTATCTATAATGTTCAAATCGGGTGCAGAATGATCAACAGTGAAAAGATAATTACCAGAATAAAATTGTTTATCTTTTGCATAGAACTTTGCTGTAAGATTTCTCAGAAAAGCTTTTTGTATAACAGTAAAGTCATAACTAAAACAATCCCAGATTTGCAGTGTATCTAAAGGTAAAAAAGTCTGTGTTTCAAGATTTTCCTTGCGTGATACAAACGCATGGAGAGGTAGTTTGTCATAAAGTGCGCCATAGTTCGGTAAGTAACTTTCTATTCTAAATGCTTGACCACGAATACTTTTAATTGATACCCATATACAAGGTTCATATTCCCCATGACCTTTCTCAAAGTCATAAAGAAACTCTTTACGAATATAACAATGAATCGGTGGTATGTTTGCTACTAAATGTGCCATTTTATTTTTCCATTAGCTTGTTAACAAAATTAAGCAAAAGCTTATGATGCTTGCCGTCATGATATTTTCCTTTCATCCAACTATAAGAATTATACCAATGAACTTCACTTTCAGGATGACATCCTATTATACCTATGTTGTTTTGTATGACAGCCATAGGATCACCATTCATATACCTTGCTAATGTTTCAAATTTACTTTCATCACCAGTGATTGTACAACCATCGTAGAAATACATTCTTTCTAATTGGTCTTCCCACAATACTTGCAAATGTTTAGCATGTGGTCGTTTTGTGTCTGTGTTTGGTCTTTTGATGTATTGTACGGCGTTACAATCATCAGATAAAAAATTAAAATAATATGAGCTGGCCCAATAACCGCCCATGCATATTCCGAGATACTTACCACCTGATTGTACAAATCTGGTGATACAATCAGTGTTATTGGCAAAGCACATATCAAACTTACTAGCATCACCAAATCCACCAGGTATACACAGCATATCAACATCATCAAAGAAGTCGGTTTCAAGTTCATGTTTAGTAAATATTTTAAATCTATAATAAGGAGTTAAAGCTTTCATTATACCATTGCCCGATTGCACCGAGCAATATGGCTGATGCATAAACATAGCAACAGTTTTCATTATCCCTCACAAGCAATACAATCATTCCCTTGTGCAATTTGTGTCATATCTAGTTCTTTAATTACTTGTCTTTCAATTCGTTTTGATACTTTATCTGCTTTACCTATCTTTTCACTTCTGCAATAATATAGTGTCTTTAGGCCTTTCTTCCATGCCATAAAATGAATAGCATGAATATATTTGATATGTGCATCTGGTCTAAAGAATAGGTTTAGAGATTGTGCTTGATCAATATAGTTTTGTCTATCTGCTGCAAGATCAATCACCCAACGCTGATCAATTTCCATTGAAGTCTTAAATACTGCTTTTTCATTTTCATCCAGAATATCTAAATGCTGAACTGAACCATCATTTGCAATAATACTCGACCATATATCATTATATTCTTGTTCATCAGTTATTTTGGATTTGATGAGTTGATCGAGCCATCTGTTCTTGTTGAGATAAGCACCAGAGAGAGTATCTTGCCTGTAAGCATTAGCACGATAAGGCTCGATGCTTGGGCTAGTGTTCCCCATAATAATGGAACTAGAAGCATTTGGTGCGATAGCCATAAGATGAGAGAAACGACGACCGGTACCCACAGCATCGGGTGCTTCACCACGCTCTTTACCGAGTTCAATATCTGCATTGTCTAGTCCTTGTCTTATGTGTTTGAAGATTCTATTGTTGGTGACTTTAGCCATGACTCCTTCGAAAGCAATATTATTGCGTTGGAGATAAGCGTGAAAGCCGAGAGCCCCAACCCCAATACTGCGTTCACGGGATGCAGAATACTTTGCACGGCTGATTGCATCAGGAGCGTTATCAATAAAATACTGTAGCACATTATCAAGCATCTCAGCAACATCTCTGAGGAATGTGGGTTCATTTTTCCATTCATCATAAGTCTCCAAGTTCAATGAAGATAAACAACATACGGCTGTTCGTTCTTCGTCAGTAGGTAAAATAATTTCACTGCAAAGATTTGATTGATGTACTTTCAATCCTTTGTTCTTTAGGAATTCAGGTAGATGTTTGTTGCTTGTATCAATGTAATGAATGTATGGCTCACCAGTATGCATTCTTAATTCTAGAATCATTTGCCACAAATGTTTTGCTGATACGATTTCTCTCACTTCACCTGTATGTGGATCTTTGAGTTCCCAGTCATCATTAGCATTTGGATCTAACATGCAGTTTTCAATGATGCTCATGAAATCATCGGTGATATTAATTCCGTGATGTAAATTTAGGCAACGAACATTAGGGTCACCTGTTGGTTTACGCATTTCTAAGAAAGCAATGATATCAGGATGACTGACATCGAGGTAAGCAGCATACGAACCACGGCGTGTTCGTCCTTGGCGATAAGCCAATGATGAAGCATCATAAATTTTGAGGTGCGGCATGACCCCTGTTGACTTATCATCAGCAGAGCGGATACCGAAACCAATACCAACACCGCCGCCGAGCATACTAAGCCAATTTGTTTCAGATAGATTATCAACTAGTCCCTCCGCAGTATCTTCAATGTAGTTGAGAAAACAAGATATAGGCATTCCACGCTTAGAACGACCAAAAGAAAGAATAGGCGTAGAATAAGATAGCCAGTGTCTACTACTATATTCATA